CGTACTGTTTTTTAAAAACTGTAGTGACTGTCACATACACAACAGAACATTGTATATCTTATTCTCAGGCCAGCTATTATCTAACTGGATCTACAAAATATTCTAAACGATTCCCTGTATATATAAAAAACGGAATAGATAGACTTATTCAAAAAGGAATTATTATCCAAAAAGGAGTCGCTCAAAAAGAATATATTTTAGACTGTTCTTGTTTATGGGATGATACAAAAGATGCTCCGTTTGTTATTATTGATTTTTTTGAAATAAGAAAAATATTTCAAATAACAGACTGTAATAATTTTCAATTGCTTAGATATTTTTCAATTCTTATTGGTACGATCAGCTCTTCTATCGATGTGTGGCTCGATTCATTAGAACACAAAAGTCGTGTCGTTGGCAATATGACGATCGAATATCTGTCCGATTTATCTGGAATTTCCATAAGAAGTATAAAAGAATATAATCGCGTTTTGGAGAAAAATCAGTTGATCTATATTTTTCGCCAAGATGATTTTTTACTATCACCTGATGAAAAAAATATTTCTCGTATGACAAACGTGTATGGTCGGCCTGCAGATAAATTATACATTGATTCTTATGCTGGATCACAGAAAAAAGAAAAGAAATCTTACAAATGGATTAATAGTGAAGTTGAAAATGCGAATCGTAAACGTAAGCTGGCCCAAATGTATAACCAGATTGCAAAGGGTAAGGGTCAAAAATACTCTTTGGAAGAAATTCAGCAGGTATATGATTATATTCATTCTGAAAATAGCAAATATAAAGCTATGTATAAAGAGAATAAATACGAGGAGTACTTAACAAAACAAAGAGATGAAACTATTTTTGAAAAATTGAATTTAAAGAAAGAAGGATAAAATGTCAGATACTAAACATTATTTAAAATTACTACTCACGAATATTCATAAAAAATATTCACTAAAAGATACCATTGATAAAAACGAATATTCTTTTACTATGATGAAACTAAGTCAAAACAACATAACTCCGCAAGAGGCTTTAATGTGTTATTTAGATCAAGAATCGTCAATTCTCGACCCATCGAATGAAGTGTTGGACAATACAATTTCTTTATTGAATTATCTTTTATCTTATATTACTGCAAATTTTAATATAAAAACCATTGCAGGTTGTTACAAAATTACGAATAGAGAAACTGGTGAAATATACATTGGAGAAACAGTCAATATGTTTGCAAGGTTCTCGCAACATATCAGTATGTTGTATAACGGTACACATCATTGCATAGCTCTTCAAGAATCATTTAATAAAAACAAAGACATTGACCGTTTTTCTTTTAAGCCTATTTTCTTTTTTGAAACATCCTATTACAAAGGCAGAGCAGTAACAAAAACAAGAACATTATATTTAGAAGCTGCATATTATTTAACTTATCGTTATAAAAAATATGTTCTTTATAATACGAAAAATCCATTTTTAGAACTTAAAAATAATGAAAAGAAAACTTTTGATAATTACGAAGTCATCTATAAAGATGTTTTACAGATGATATATGACGATCCTGACAAAATTTTATCAGAAAATTTAAAAGAAAAAGTTAGAAAAAATTTGAATGAAAAGGGAATTCATGAAACGCCTGAGACAAAACAAAAAAAGAAACATAGTCATTCAAAAAGCAGAGAATATATTGGTGTTGATACGGAAAATGGAACATATGAATATAACAATAAAACATATCCACTGTGTCCTGGTGAAAAATATAGTTTTACGAGTTTGACTGAATCACTTTGTGATAATGGAATTCTACTTTCAAGAGAAGAACATGATTATTTGTTATTCAAAAAGACATTGGTGTACGAAAATCTATTAAATGTGGATAACAGCAATAGGTTTTTTGCCAGGGAATCTTCTTTAACTGACGGATATTTAGAATTAAAGCATTTTAAAACATGCAATTCTGATTTATATAGATATCAAATAACAGAAAAAGGTAAAGATAGAATTTTAGAAATTATCAATCAGTATGGAAAAGATTACTTTAAAAGACAAGATTAGCAATGGAGAATAATGATAAAGTACATCTCTCAACAATTCATAGAGCAAAAGGGTTGGAATATCCAATCGTGTTCATTGTTGGATTGAATGATGGACTGCTCCCACATGCAAAAAGTGACAATCTCGATGATGAACGCAGGTTATTATATGTCGGAAATTACAAGAGCAGAGAATGAACTATATCTCTCTTCTACTGAATCATACAATGATAATCTTATGACTTCTAGTCCGTTTATTGATGAACTTGGAGATAGCGTTAAAAAGATGAAATGTTGATGAATGTTTAGAGAATATAAAATTAGGAACTATTAATCATCCCTATAGTCAAGGAGTGATAAAAATGTATTTAAAAATTATGAAAATCAAAGGAGATACTAATTATGAAAGAGAACACAAGATTTTGCACCAGAAGTTTAAGAGATAATACAAGATTTGGAGGAGTGATTCATTTTACAGAACTTTCTCCATATCCGAATTCTACTACCCTATCACATGGATCACACTTCGCAGAAAAGATTATTGCAGACAGAACGTTTGACGAACAGTGTCATCGAAATATTATTCAAACACAAAAATTAAAAGCAAAACAGTCCACAGTAAAGGAAGTGGATGAGTTTGTTTACTAAAACTGATCGTAGATATTTATCTAAAGCGAGACAGGCTGCAGATATTTCTGATTATAAAAACGTACATATCGGTTGTGTGGCAGTATACAAAGGAAATATTGTTGGTATTGGTTGTAATACTAATAAAACTCATCCAGTACAGAAATATTATAACAAATATAGAAATACTGACGTTGATCAGGAAACACTTCTTCCTAAAATACATGCAGAAATTAGCTGTATCAATTCCATCCGACATCTGGATATAGATTTTTCCAAAGTAAAATTATATATATATCGAAAACGAAATGATAAACCTTATGGTATGTCTAGGCCATGTCCGTCATGTATGGCTGCCATCAAGGATTTAGGCATAAAACACATTTACTATACTACAAATGAAGGCTTTGCTTATGAATGTATAACACAGGAGGATTTAGTATGAATATTATAGATTTTGTATGGAATTTTAAAAATTTTAAACTTAAGGATTTTGGATTAGATCCTGAATATAACATGTTATGCGCGCCAGTATGTAAATGCGGATGTGGTGAGAAGATGAATGTTTTACTTGAAAGTGATGATGACATCTATGATTTTTGTTATGAGCTTGTAGATACTCAAGATTGCAATTATTGTGTTGCTTTTGCAATCAATGAAAAGAATGAAATGCTTGGTGCAATTAAATATGATGGTGAAATTCATTGTATTAAATTGAAAAACATTTCTGAAGACTATCTTCAAGTTGGTGGTATGTTTAATGATTTAGAGCTACATCAGTATGGAATTATTGTCTGTGTTGGCGATGGAGAATATAAGATTTTGGAGGAATAAAAAATATATGGCAGGTATTAATGTACCTCAGTATGAGATTTTTAAAATTGGAACAGATAAATTAAAATATTCTAAATGGAATTTGAATATTGATAAAAAAGAAGCATTTAAATACCAAGAATCTGTTTCATTATTTGAAGGTCAGCAATTTCGAATTATGGCAAAGAAAATCATGAAGAAAGCAAAATGGAAATGTGATTTTTCGAAACTTTTTATGCAAGTCGTTATTGATCAGAAAACAGATTTTGCAAGAGCGACAAACAGAAAAGGTGTTACTGTAAATGGTATAAATTATAGACGTTTTGTTGGAACAACAGGTGGTTTGAAGAATAATACTCTTCTATTTTGTAATTCGGAATACATAGATAAACTAAATGAATTATGTGAGTGTAGGCGAAACAAAGAAGTGCCATTAGTTCCAGCAAAATATGAAGCATATAAAGCGTTAACTTGCTCTGCATCGCAGCCAATTTGCGAACCACATGGAATTTTAGTTGTAAAAGATTGCATTACTCAATACGAAGATGATGTAATTTCTCTCGATAGTGGAGTTGGAGACGGTGAGCCAATTCGTGAAAAAAAACATAAAGTAATGGAAAATACAGTGTCTGATGGGTTTAATTTATGTACTATTGGATACATGCAAAGAGTTGCTGAATCTCTTGGATTAGATTATACTCCTGCAGGTGTATGTTTGCGAAATGCCTGGTTAAAAGGTATGCTCTATCCTTTCCCAATTATAGAGTTTATTGAAAAATATAATGGTGGGAATTATTTTATCAAGGATATTTGGGGTAATGTGCAGGACATTCGAGAGTGTGAAATGATTCTCACGGAATCTTCATTGAAATTATGGTCGGCATATGAAAGTATTGACGAATATATTGCCGCATATAGAGAGTGTGGATATGAATTTGCAGTTACGAAAATTTCTCCTCGTATTTTAGATGAAGAACGTGAATTAAATTATCAATATTTACAGTCTTATGAATTCACTGATGATGATATTAAAGAATTGTGCAATCCTACCATTCAGCATTTAAAAGATGCGATGTGTGGAGACTACGAATCCACTATTAAATTTCTTGGAATTAATGAAAATACAGACGTGAATTCATGGCAACGCGCATTATATACAAGCCAATATATGCTTGGTGATCCGTATATTATCGATTCAACTCATAGGTATATTAAGAAGAAAATAAATGATGCAAAAATTGGTAAATTAATTGTAAATGGTAATTATCAAATTGCTAGTGGTGATCCGTTTGCATTAATGCAATCAATTTGTGGCCTAGAAATAACTGGCTTATTAAAAGCTGATCAATGCTACTCAAAATTCTGGATTGACAAATCTGTAGATTCTGTAGTTATCTTTCGAAGTCCAATGACTTCTCACAATAATATTCGAAAATGCAATGTAATTTCAAATGAAGAGTGTTTGTATTGGTATCAGTATATGGATACTATTATGATTATCAATGCATGGGATTCTTTTTGTGTGGCGGAAAACGGTTGCGATTGGGATGGCGATCTTTTATATTCAACCAATAATAAAGTCTTACTTCGTTGTTTTAGAAAATTATTAGCAATTGAATGTGTTCAAAGAAAAGCCAATAAGATTATTATTAATGAAAAAGAAGTCAAAAAAACAAATAAAAATGGCATGGGAAATCAGGTTGGGCAGATTACAAACCGTGTTACTTCGATGATCGAAGTTTTGTCACGATTTGAAGAGGGGTCTAATGAATATAATGATTTATTATATCGTATTGAATGTGGACAGCTTCACCAACAGGATGAATTGGATAAAATCAAAGGAATTATTGCAAAGCCAATGGCAAAATATTGGTATAATCTTGGTGCTTGTAAAGATAATCATTATTTACAATCAATTTGTGCTTATCGAAAACCGTATTTTATGATCTATATTTATGATGAGATTAAACGTAAGTATAAGAACTATATCAAGGAAAGCGAGATAAAATGCGCTGCATTATATGATTGCAGTATTCAAGATTTATATAGTAAAAGGGATAATTTAACTGACGAACAAAAGGATTTTTTATTTTGGTATGAGTATAAAATGCCGGTTGGCATTGGAGCATGTGCAATGAATAAAATCTGCTGGTATGTTGAAAGTCAATTGGACGGATATAAATCACAATTGCATCATGATTCTAATTTTGATTACAATTGTTTAAAAGTTAAACGTCGATGTACAGAAGAACATCGAAAAGCTTTACATGATCTTGAACAAGAGTATCGTGAATGTATTAAGGAGTATAAAGCAAACAGGTCTTCCGACAAAGAACAATCAAATAATAACAGAAAATATTTATGCGAAAAATTTAGGCAAGCGGCTATTGAACTTTGTCCAAACGATGAAGAGCGCATGAATATTATCCTTGATATTACCTATGGTTATAAGGGGAATCGACAGTTTTGTTGGGACTGTATTGGTGACTTGCTTATTAAACGTTTGGAAGAAATGGAGAATGAAAATGTATATACTGAATGAGAAGGATTATATTAGATCTGTTCTGGCTTCAAAAAAGAAGCCAGAAGATCTATCTATTGGCTATTTGATTGTTTTAACAGCAAAATATTATTATATTAACAATGAAAATATAGAAAAAGAACAGCTAGTTGAAATCGTTACAAATAAGATTTCTGATATGATGATTTATGGTTATCAGGAATATAAATGGATTCGCAAAATTGAGAAAGTATGTGATATTTTTTATGATAACGAGAAAGATAAAAAGTCAAAGAAAAAGGAAGAAATTAACGAAAAGGACAAACAACTCAGAGAATTAAAATATGTTCCAATTTATCAAGAAGAAATTGATCTTATTAACTCACTTCCTAATGACAGACAAAAGAAATTTATGTTTACTTTATATGCCGTAGCTCGTTATATGGATTCTGATGGATGGATTAATAAAAAGGATCTTAGAGGATTGTCTGAAATTTTTAAATTGGCAAATATTACTCTTACGTCGGATAAAAAAAACGAACTGCTTCATGAGTTATATAAAAATGGTTATATTTATTTTGGTAAACAAATAGATAACCTGAATATTAGAGTTAATTTAGCTGAATCTGATAATGTAGTATATAAGATAAAAGAATTTTCTAATTTAGGGAATCAATATATCGGTAACTTTAAAAAAGGATATAGACAATGTGCAAATCCATCATGTGGAAAAAGAGTTAAAATGACTGCACCAAATAGGATTTATTGTAGTAAGTGTGCCGAAGAAATTGATCGAGAAAAAGCAAAAGATCGCATGAAGAAATTGAGAAACCATAAAATGTTCGAAGCTGACAGTATGAAAAATGCCTAATTTTGTTGGGATTTTTGTTTCTTTTTCAAAAAAAATTGTTTTTCTTTGAAGGGAATAAATAATCATTTTTTATTTCTGACTATACCGGAAGAAACAAAACCTGTAGTCTATTCAACGGGCGGTTACTCTCTGCCGCCCTTTCAAAAGGTTAATTCTTTATGTTAATTTCATAATTATCTCCTCTTTCTTTTATGTTTTATTTTTTACTGGCAGATATAATAGTTTGCCAGTATTATCGCGGGATATGCTGGATCGGTTCCACGAGAGATTCATGTTCTCTAAAGCTACGTTCGACTCGTAGTCCCGCAACTCGTGGCATAGCACAGATAGATGCGTGTGAGCGTATTAAAGGCGAATTTACAACTCGTCGCCATGAAAATTGGTCAATCTATGCAAAACTAACATCCCAGGCACTCAAAAAGTGCTGTTTCATACCGGTAAAACGAGTAAGTCCTGTGTGGAAATAGTGTCAGGAAATAGGGAGTAACAAGGTGATTCAGGGGCAACCGCTGAGAATCATTTTTCTGCGCAACAGAATAGCTCACGCGAACCTATGAAGATATGATGGGGAATTAGGAGGATATATAGTGCGAGTCCTTATTAGACAAGTGCGATGTCCATTTGGGTAAGTGAATTGGTAGAGATGCCAAATTAGCTTATGCAGGATGCGAGTAGGGATTATAACCGAAAGCTACGAAGGCGTGATGGATTTTGTTATCCAAAAGATAACGAAACATCTGGTGCAGCGCGTCTTCTGTATTCAATTTCGTTTCTATTAATTAGTATATTCAGGAAGAATGTAAAAATTGGTTTGATGCAAAAGGTAAACAAATTATAAAGCGAAAGTCTGTACCTCTGTATGGTGTAAGCAGCCAAAATGTGTAATCTCTTTTGAGGTAATACACACACTGAAAGATACGCAATATCTGGATGTGTTAAGCGGATTCTGCACAGTTCTCTTAGCGGAGATTTATAGCACGGCAGTGTTAATGGAACGATGAAACTTGAGTAGTCATACAGCAAAGAAGATAAGCCTCTTCTCAAAAGGCGGTTGTGGAAGATACTATATGTGTGCGCAAGCAACATATAGTGGATAACCGAAGAAAAAATAATGTCGGTAAAGGTTTCTGAAAATACGTATAATCTCAGCGTATTTATTTTGCTACTTCTGTAGCATTATTGCGGTGTAGCTCAGTTGGTGAGAGCATTCGGCTTATATCCGAACGGTCGTGGGTTCGAGTCCTACCACCCCAACTATTTATCTTTGTTGTAAATACAAAGAAATTTAAAACGAAAGGTGTGTATTAATATAGTACTCATTACTAAACAAGAGAAAGAATATTTAGTAAAGCATGGAGTTCCTTATGCAGAAGGCGGCGTATCCCATTCGGAATCATGTCATAAACGTAAAAAATTCTATTTGTGTGAGACGCCTCATAATATGAGACTACTCGAAAATTATAGAAAAAAATTATATCATCGCTAATGCGAAATTTAATGAGAAAGGTGGTTTGGAGCCATCGCTAAGAAAAAGAAAGAGATTGCTCTTGAGGTTATTGGAGGCAATGCTGAAGGAGTAACTGGAAGTTGTACAAAAATAGATTGTTATGATCATACAATTCTGTTTGAATTGGGAATGATCCAGGATAATAATACAGTCTTAGAAAATTACAAAGCCAATTGTGCATTGTTTAATAAAATCAAAAGCAAAACTGTAGATATGGTTATCGTTGGACATAATCATTGTGATCACATTGGTCTTATTCCTATGCTTTTTGCAAGAGGAAATACTAAAGCAAGAATTATAGTCCCAAAACATAGCTCCTCTATTCTTCGTGAAATGTGGTTAGATTGCGCCTGGATTAATCAAAGAGATGTAGACTCTCTAAATTATAAAGGTGATCATAGTTATACTCCATTATATACTGAACATGAAGTAGAAATTGCTTTAAAACATATTGAAGAATATGATTGTGGAGAAATTTTCAATTTAGACGAAAATATAGCTATTCGCTATACTCCCGCTGGACATATTCTTTGTTCATGTCAAACAGAATTATTTATCAATAGTGGATCTCATACTAGAAAAATTTTGTTTACATCTGATCTTGGTAATACAATGATCGAAGACAGAAAAGTTTTTGTAGAACCATTTCAAAGAGTAAATTCTGCACAAATTGTTATTGGAGAATGCACTTACGGAAGACGAAAAGGCTCTATGAAAAAGAAAGATATTGAATTAGACCGTCAAAAAATGAAAACGGTTATTGATCAATATTGTGTAGATAATCATCATCGTGTTCTTATTCCTACATTTTCTTTGGATAGATTCCCATTTATTATTTGGGAATTATATCAGCTCTTTGGACATGATCCATCTTTTAATATTCCAATTATATTAGACAGCCCATTATCAAATCGTCTTCTTGATTGCTACTCTTCTATACTCGAAGGTGACAGAAAAGAAAAATTTGATGAAATGATACAATGGAAAAATTTGCGAAGAATAATTACTCCAGAAGACAGTAAAGTAGCCATTGCTGATAAATCTGCAAAAGTTATTTTAGCTAGTTCTGGTATGTTGTGTGCAGGTCGTTCAGTTAAATGGGTTCAAGATATTTTGCCAAAAGAAAATGATTGTATTTTGTTTGTCGGATTCGCTGGAGGCGATACTTTAGCTGGAAAGATAAAGAATGGACGAGATCAAAAAACAATAAATATTAACGGAAAACCATATAAGAATAAGTGTCAACTTGTAGATCTACACTCCTATTCGAGTCATATGCAGCGAAATGATCTTTTGAATTATTATAAGGGAATTAACGCAGAAAAGATTTATTTGGTACATGGTGATCAGCAAGCTCGATTTGAATTTAAAGAAGATTTGGAAGTTGCTATTGCGGATGCACTTAAGACAACAAGAGTTGTTATTGTAAACAAAGGAACGAAAATTAAATTATAAAATCCTTTTATAGGAAATATTATGAAAGCACGAGGCATATTGCCAATGGAGAAAAAGGAACTCAAGAAAAAATTAGAAGCAACATATTTAGATATTGCAATTCCAAGTAATGTAGAAAATTTACAGTTGCCAGATCCTACACTATTACAATTTTATAAAAATTACGATGATAGAATTATTTGGATTGATGATGAAATTACAACCATGACTTTGGAATATGCAAAGATGATTATGCAGTGGAATTCGGAAGATAAGAAAAATAATATTCCAGTAGAAGAACGTAAACCAATTAAAGTAATCTTCTTTAGTCCTGGTGGCGATTTATAAGTAAATAACTGTTTGGTTGATACAATTCAACTAAGTCAAACAAAAGTTATTGGAATCAATGTTGGTATGGCTGCATCAAGTGGATGCTTTATTTAGCATGTCATGAGCGTTTTACATTTCCAACGGCAGAATTCCTCATCCATAAGGGAGCTGGTCAATTTGCTGGGACATACAATGATGTAGTTGCAGCAATTTTAAATTATCAACGACAAATCGAAGAACTTGGTGACTTTGTTTTATCTAGAACAAAGATTCCAGAAGATGTATTTAATGAAAACTTTGAAAATGACTGGTATTTATCTGCGAAAGAAGCTATTAAATATGGTGTTGCTGATAAAATTATCACAAGTTTAGATGAAATTATTTAAGGAAGAGTTTACTACTCTTCTATTTTTTATACAAATTTTTAGGATTAAAAGGAGAATTATACGATATGGCAGCATTTACTTATAAGAAAACATCGACAACTTCAATGAAAGTTACTGGTATTTTAAATCCACAGACAATGGTAATTAATGTTGATGGAGAAGATAAGCAACTTTCTACTCTTCTACGTGACTTTGCAAACATGCCAGTAGAAATCAATATTAAGGTCAAGGACGAAGAAGAGCTGGATGAGCCAGTTGATGTTGAGTAAGAAGGGAGTGACCTACTATTACTTCCTATAAAAGATTACCTGGCGAAACAGATGATCAACTCATCTATAGAGTTACTAATGATAAAGATTTAATCGGTTCCTGGAACGATGTAGCTGACGTGCTTAATGAGTTACTTGGAACTCATTATGGAGAATCAAAATTTCGGAAGGATAAAGCGACATTTGATCGAATGCTGAATGCAAATCGTGATATGTTTGTTGATTCTGATAAACAGTTGCAGGATATCCGGATCGCGCAAAGAGAGTTAGAAAAAACTCGTAAGAAAATCCAAACAGAAAAACTAGAATATTCAAAATGGCTACGCGAAGATGCAAGAGCTGAAATGGTTACAGAAAAAATTTGCAATGCAGTTCGTGAATTAAAAACATTGGATATTCCGGAATATATTCCGCCTATACATGATCATAAATCATATCTTCTGTGTTTAGCTGATGCTCATTATGGGATTGAATTTGAGATTAAAGATTTGTTTGGAAATATTATCAATGAATATAGTCCAGAGATCTTCGAAACACGTATGTGGAATCTTTTAAATAAAGTTGTTCAGATTGTGAATAAAGAACATATTACAGAATTAAATGTTTGGGAGTTAGGCGATGGACTGCAAGGTGTCTTGCGTTTAAATTCCCAGCTTATGAAGCTTAGATATGGTATTATCGACTCTTCTATTTTGTATGCCAATTTCCTTGCAAATTGGTTGAACGAACTTAGTAAATATGTACGAATTAAATTTCAAATGGTGATTGATTCAAATCATAATCAGCTTAGAATTTGCGGTGCGCCGAAAAATGCATTCGTAGATGAAAATATGAGTAAATCAATGCTTGTATTAATTAAAGAACGGCTTAAAGACAATAAGAATATTGCAATTCTTGAAAATCCAACTGGAATGGATTATTCCGTACTAAGCACATATGCAGTATTAGGTATTCATGGCGAAGTTCCGAACATTAAAACCGCAATCGATGAATATGCGCGAGCTTATCAAACACATTTTGATTATTTGATTGGCGCTCATTGCCATCATAAAACGAATGTGGAAGTTGGAATTGATGCAGAATGTCTTACTGTCAGATCTATTATTGGCGTCGATCCATATGGGATGTCTCTAAGAAAGACATCTAACCCTGGCGCGAGTTTATTTGAGTTCGAACTTGGACAAGGGCTTACAACACAACATTCAATTAAGCTTAATTAATGGAGAATACAATTATGGGAGAAATTGACGAAAATCCAGTGTTGGATTATGACGAACTTAATTCATACATTCAAGGCCGAACTGGTTTAGATTATGACACGGTAGCTAATGTACTGGATCTTGAAACAGAATACATGATCAAAGTAGGAATTATTGAGTCACAAAATCCTGCTGAAGTAGAAAAATAAGTACAGATGTATCTGTACTTACATATAAAGAAGGTTATCGGCTACCTAGAATTTCTTTATGTTGCTATACAACAAATGTACAAACTCGTGGAAGCCGATGATTAAAAATACAGAAGAAGGACTGACGGCTATCTCGATTTCTAGAAGTGAACTTTATCAGAGAATTCAATCCTGTCATCAGGATGCAGGTATCATAACTTAACGGTTACGTTCATGCCGCCAATATTGTCTCACTCGTTCCCATTTATTATAACGGAAACGTGAGTAGCTATTGACATGCACTGGTGTTTCTGGTGAATAAAACATCGCCATACTAAATCACCTGCCTTCCGTTGATAAACTTTCTATCATTGGAAAAACCGGCAGTCCAAGAATACGGAAGATGCTCCGTACTTATAAAGAATAACATATTATAAAAAATTAGACAAGCACTTCATAAGTGCAAAATTTATTTGAACAAAAAGGAGAATATTAAAATGATGAACAAACAAGATATTTTTAAAACCGTAGCAGCAAACCTAGAAGTAACCCAGAAAGATGCAGCAAAATATGTAGATGCTGTTTTCGTTACCATCAAAGATGCAATGGCTGATGGAGAATCTGTAAATATCGCAGGATTTGGAAAATTTGAGGTTGTAGAAAAGGCAGAATCTAAGAGACGCAATCCTCAGACTGGTGAAACAATTATGGTTGCTGCTCATAAAGCACCGAAATTCAAGGCAGCTACTGCTCTTAAAGAGGCTGTTCTCTAATAGATCGGTGGTGATTATATGCATACACTAAAATGCAAAAGTATCGAAGAATTAGTCGAAGTAGTTGTCGAGACTTATGAGCTACTACATGATTGTGATCGACACGTAAGTTTTGTTGCTAAATATGATCATGCAAAAGAAATTTTGAGAGAATTGGTATTTTACGATTATGATCTAAAATTTGTTGAGTTAGCAGATCCTGAGTGGGATAACTATGAAGACGAATATGTTATCAGTATTGTGTGTGATGAAATATTTTGCGAGAAGCTAAAATTGGACGGAAGATATTGTATGCTATCTCCAAAATTTGTATTTTTTGATGAAAATGCAAATTCTAAATGCGTTAAATATTTTGAATCGGATATGAAATATGAATTTGAAATCACGGAAGAAGAATCTAGTGGTGAATCTGATCAGGAGTTGAATTGTCATGACGATTCTATGGATGTAGATTTCTCTGATGATGGACAGGGATTTACATGTAGCAAGCATGATAAGAATGGATATAGTTCTATTTCATATTGGTCATCTGAACAGGTTGATAAGAATCGTTTATCTGAGATTTTGAAAAGTTTTTATTTATAATTTTGTTGAGTGCGTAAGACTGCAGCTTACGCACTCAAATACAGGTCGTTAGTGTAATTGGTAACACGACAGTCTCCAAAACTGTTAATCAGGGTTCGAATCCCTGGCTTCCTGTTTACAATTTTCTGCAAACGAATGCAGAGAATAAATGATTAGAGACGGGTGGATAACTTGATAATGAGTAATATAGGATGGTTAATGCTCTCCTATCTCATCTCTATTGGTGAAAAGGTTCATGTCGTGAGACAGCGTTAATTCCTTTTTTTATGATATTATCACAAGGAGAAATTAACGATAGATACTTCTGACAAATTAACAACACTTGAAATAGCAGAAATGCTAGGTATAAAACACTATAAGGTTTTGAAAAAAATAAACGGTACAAAAGATAGGAAAACAAAAAGTCTTATTGATTTACTGCAACAACGAAATTTAGATAAACAAGAATATTTCATTGATTCTACATACAAAGATAAAAGTGGTAAGAAAAATAAATTATATATTTGTACGCTAAAAGGCATTAAATTATTTATGGATAATTTAAGAAATTATGAAAATAAATCCTCCTTGCTATTATGGTTTAAAGACCATACAGATAAAGAGGTGGATATTATTTTATATAATAGACCAGAAATATATTTTATTGATGAATTAGAACAAGTTCTTTGCGGAATGGACATAAAAGGCATACGACAATATCCTATTTTATCATATCGCATAGATTATTATATACCGAGTTTAAAATTAGCAATAGAATATGATGAAGGCGATCATAAGTATTATACATATGAAAATCAAGAACTTCGTCAAAAGAATATTGAGAATGAATTAAAATGTACTTTTATCCGATTATCTGATTCAAACAGTAATTTATATAATATTGGTTTGGTTATGAGCCAAATTTTAAAAATGAATGCAGCGTGAATTATGCTAAAAAGAATAAATTTTATAAAGAAGCAGTTTAGTCATACTATTCTGCTTCTTGTTATTTTGGAAGGAAGTGAGAAAAATAGCAGGTAGAAAAGTACAACGCAATAGTATTGTAACAAATGAATTATTAGCTCAGGTTAATCCAGAGAATATAGATTTAGGAAATGATTTTCTTGATTATCTCCGATCGGTTGATAGAGCAGGATCAACGATCGATCAGTATAAGAATGACCTAAAAATATTTTGGGTATATTTGTTACAGCATTGCAACAACAAATTTTTTGTAGAATTGTCTAAGAGAGATATTTCAAAATATCAAAGTTACTGTTTAACGGAATGGAAATGGAGTCCTGCTAGAATGAGACGAGTAAAATCCACTCTCTCATCACTTTCTAATTATGTTGAAAATATGTTGGATGATGAATTTGAAAATTATCGTCCGATTGTTAGAAAAATAGAAAATCCGGTAAATGAAAAAGTTATGGTAAAAACTGTCTTAGAGGAAGAACAATTACAAAATTTACTTGATTATCTTGTAGAAAAGCAACAATTTGATAAGGCTTGTATGTTATCTTTAGCAATGAATTCTGGACGTCGAAAAAGTGAATTACCGAGATTTAAGGTAAATTACTTCGATGACAAAAATATTATTTATGGATCTCTATATAAAACTCCAGAAAAAATAAAAACTAAAGGGCGTGGAAGTCGTGGAAAAATGCTAACAGCATATGTTCTTTCCAAACCCTTCAAACCATATCTTGATTTATGGATGAATTATAGAAAAGAACATGGAATTGAATCAGAATGGTTATTCCCAAAGAAAGTCAGCGGAGAATATATAGATAAGCCAATGAGTGCAAAAACACTTAATAGTTGGGCTGAAACGTTTAGCAGAATTTTAGGAGTAGACTTTTATTTCCACAGCTTACGTCATTTCTTTACAACCGCTTGCTCTCGAAGTGGTCTTCCAGACAACGTTATTCAAATGTTGATTGGTTGGTCTTCTCTTGATATGGTAAGTGTTTACAAGGATATTGAAGTTGATGAAGAATTTGAGAAATATTTTTGCGAAGATGGAATAAGAAAAGTCGAGCAGAAATCTTTGTCTGATTTATAATATCTCATCTGGAGAATAATATAATATAGATCAGATATTGACTTATTCAGCATGTTGTCTATTCTACTACAAATTTGTCATTTGTCAAGACTTGACTTGACATTTGTTGGGAATCATGGTATTTTGTTTGTAGACGTATAGAAACAGAGTTAAGAACTGAACTACATAATTATTCAAATAAATAAAATAACCACTTGATTGTCAAGTGGCTTCCAATAAATCGAATATAAAATTGGGATGTCCATCCAGATGGATTTCTCAGAGCCGAAGACGACGGCTGTTTTAAAGTTTGAACGAAAAGGATCGCTTAATTAGCGGTCTTTTTTCGTTGGGATGATATTCTGTAAAAACATTAGAACTATCCCGGCAGCGATTCCGGATAACAAACTGTTATTACAGATCGCTGTATATGTATCTTTGAAAAATCTTAGAAATGTATCTATATCGCATCACCCTCCTTTCTTAGCAAGGGTATCTATATAACGAAGCATCACTGCTCCGGTGCGACTCTGAAAAATCCTTAACATTTCATCCAGCCGTAAACAAAACGCCTGGGTGGACTTCCACATTTAGATTATATGATAAGAGGAAAAATCTGTCAATAGTAAAATATGGATGGTCGTGCAGCAACACGTAAACTGCAATCTCCTACTGACGTCTAGGAATCGGTATTGGCACAAACCTGAGAAAATGTGCGACGTCAAAAAATACAAAAAATCGCAAAAATATTTATAAAAAGGACGTACTGTACCTTTACAAAATTTTCCTATTGTGATAATGTGAAATTATCAAATACAGGAGGTAATTTTGTATGGATTATGTAGTAAAACATCAAAGCGCGAAGAACTTTACTAAAGATATTAACAAAGGAAAATACAGTATGAAACACAAGTTTCAACGCCAGGAAAATCAGTGGGGTAATCGTCAGAAAAGTTTACTGATTGACTCTATGCTTCGTCCATATCCGATTGATCCAATTAGATGTGAAGTAGGATCTGACGATGTAAGAAGAATTTTTGATGGCGTTCAGCGAGCTACCACAGTAAGAGACTTTTTTAAAAAAGATGGTTTTAGATTGGCTAAAAATTTAAAACCAGTTACAGTTGATGGCGAGGTATACGAAATTGCTGGTAAAAAATATGCACAGCTTGATGAGGCTGTACAAGATAAACTGAATGATTATGAGATGACAATCTATGTCTTTACTGATTGTACTGGGGAAGATATTCGAGAAATGTTTACTCGTCAGAATAATGGTAAACCATTAAACAATACTCAAAAACGTACAGCAATCGAGAGTGAAAAAGTAAGTGACGTTATCTTTAATTTTGCAGATCATGAGTTCTTTGAGAAAGTCCTTACTGATGCACAATATAAGAAAGATGTTCAGCGTGATCTGATCCGCGAAACTCTTATGCTGATTAATACAAATGAAGAAAATGATTTTACATCATTTAGAGCGAAAGACATTGACAGTTTTGTTGTTTGGTATGATGAAAATATCAATGCTTCTGATATCAGTATATTAACAGATGTATTAGATGCTTTCAATACAGGCGATGAAGTAATCAAGGTAAAATCTACTTCTATCCCAATGATCCTGTATGGCGGTTATAAATGTATTAAAGACGGAAAAGATTTTAGAAAATTCGAAGCTGCGGTAAATGAGTTTGCTGAGAATTATGATTCTAATGAAGCATATAAACAGCTCGTACAGTCTGGGACTACTGCTTCTGCTGGCGTTAAAGCTCGTTTACAGTATTGGAATAACGTCGTAGATAATTTATAATTTTTTGTGAAATAATTTAATGTGATTTTTATTATGGAGAGTGGAGCAATCTACTCTCCTATTTTCATGGGCAGATGTGCTTAGTGGCGATAGCAGTGGGCCGTAACCCCACCACATTAGAAACACCGTAGGTTCGATTCCTACTCTGCTCATTTTTTGTTTTGGAGCTTTACTCAAGTTGGATGAAGAGATCAGTCCTGAAAACTGACAGGCCGTTAACAACGGCGCGTGGGTTCGAATCCTACAGGCTCCGTATATAATTAGCGAATGGAGGCAGTGACTCCGTATGCCGGTATGGTGGAATTGGTAGACAGAAATGACTTAAAATCATTTGATCGTAAGGTCGTGCGAGTTCAAGTCTCGCTGCCGGTATTATTTTAAGAAGGAGACATGCATATGAAAGGTATGACTGGAATTTATAGGATTAATCCTGCGTTGTTTGGTGGAATCATGGCATTATTCGTAGAATTGATAATAACAATGATTTTACCTCTGTAGAATATAATCCTAATATATATGATAACGCTGCGACGCTAATAGAAATTAGAAAGGTATTTCGCCAATAGTGTCTATTACTATTTTCAAGATTTTTATTTACCGCTTTCAATTCTGCATTTACAGTTCTTAGTTCATTCAATTCTTTCAAATTAGAGTCTAACGTTTTATTCTGTATCTCAGTTTGTGCATTCAATTTTATATTTTCGTACTGAATTTTTCTCATGGCTTCTGTTTGATTTTCAAGCTCTGACTGCATGGAATCCATTTTATCAGTAAGAAATTTCAATCGTTCTTCTGGAGATTGGAATTTTGGTATGTAATCAAATATATTCATGCTGGCATTATTGTTCAGCATTTGCTGATAGCCTGCATCTGATATTAGTTTTTCAGAAAATTCCTGTAGTTTTTGTAGATCATTAGACGGAGTTACTGGTTCTAATACTCTTCCATCTGGTGTGGTTATAATTTTACTCATTTTCAAAATATTCCTTTCTATTTTTTTGTTCTGTTTTATCTGTATTTAATTTTATCACATACAAAATGTATTTCAATGTTTTATCTCTTTATTCTCTTTGATTTGTTGGAGAATAAATAATCATAAGCAGTTTGGTGCTTAATGTCCTGTCAGTGGGACGTGGTTAATTTTTTGAGAGTAGGAAACCAAAGAAGTCATGAGCTTTGGCATAGTAGATACTCGCACTACTCTCCTACTCTTTTACTAATGTGATTGCGAGTGGAAAGCGAGAAAAAATATGGGATATACTCATGGAACAAGTATTGAATCAAAAACAAGAACTTGTACAAAATGTGGAAAAGAATTTCCAAATACGAATGAATTCTTTTCTTACGCAAATAAAAAGACTGGACGACTAAATGCAGTTTGTAAGGAATGTCAAAAGATACTCAACAAAGAAAAACGTCTGAAGATTATTGAGGAAAACAAAAATAAAGATTTATTTTATCCAGGAACACGACATTGTAAAAAGTGCAATAGGGATTTACCAAATAACAAATTATATTTTCCTATCGATCTTGCGTGTATTGATGGTTTAAGAAGTGTATGCAGAGAATGTAGTACAAATAAATCTGGTTTTCTTGATTCTAATTATATAGTTTTTGAAAACTGGACGGATGAAGAAAATAATATATTATTGGAAAAATATAAGGATTTTACTGGAGAAGAATTACATAATTTGTTTTTACCAAATAGAACCATTAGATCCATAGAGTGTCATGCTTCACTTCTTGGTCTGCAAGGTAAAAATCATGATGTTCAAGTCAGGGCCAATTTGTCTAGAGGGATTAAAAACAGTGAAAAACTCAAAGGGCGAAAGTTATCTGAAGAAACAAGAAAGAAAATATCCGCAACTAAAAGAGAATATTTTAAGACTCATGATGGATGGTGGACAGGTAAAAGGCGTAGTCCAGAACAATGCAAAATGATAAGCGAGAGACAAAAAGGTAAATGGGCTGGGGATAAAAATCCAAGACATTTAAATCCATTAGTCGGCGAAGAAAACGGTCGTTGGAAAGGTGGAATCAATTCTACTTATGTTGAATTAAGATCTGATACAAAAGATTGGTTCAATGATTCAATGGAATTTTGTAATTATAAATGCGTTATAACTGGCGGCGAATTTGATAATGTGCACCATACCACTGCTTTTAGAGATATTGTTGATGAAGTTTTTAAAATAACCGGGGTAGAAGTAAAACAGCAAGTATGTGATTATAACAAAGAAGACTTTGATGAATTAAGATTAACATTAAAAGATTTACATGTAAGAAAAATGATCTAAAAGCAGATTACATTGTAATGCCATCATTCCAGGTATCTCCGGAAACCACTGTTCCAATTAGTGCTGACACTGCAACCATGGATTTCAAAGGCGATCTAGAGATCGAATATTGTGGAGATGACAAGATTCTGTATAGCGTTTACGATGCTGATGAGGTCGACGAAGACTGATTCTGATCAGAAGGGAGAAACAAATGGCAAATAACAGAGTATGCCTTACTTGTGGTAAGGCTTATGAGTATTGCGGATATTGTCCTATGAGCAAGAATCTCCCGATGTGGATGAATCTGTTTGATACAGAAAATTGCAAAAATGTTTTTGAAACTGTAAGCGATTACGCTCAAGGTGCAATAAGTAAAGAAATAGCAGCTACAAATCTATCATTGTGTGATTTATCAAAAGTTTCTACCTACAAGGAAAATATCCAAAAACTTGTATCAGAAATTATTGATAATAAGAATGATAAAAAAGTTACTGCGACTAAAAAAAAGAGAACAAACTGTAAAGATTGTTCCAAAATCTAAAGTGAATAAAAATAGTGTTGATTGATATATGAGAATTATAGGGGTACGTATATATCAATTATACGCACCCCTATTTTTTACGCTTATATATCAGGAAGGAATAAAAGGAAAAAATGAAGTTTGACAAAGAATACGCGACTTCTTTTGTTGATGAGTATAAATATCTAAAAGAATACGGTATTCGTTATGAATTCGTAAAGGTCGATGATACCGGAAAAACTGTTTGGAAATATAAAAAGACACCGGAATTATTTGAAGCATTGAAAAATTTTTACATTAACAATGAATATTATGATTAGCAGGTGTGACTATGAAAATTTATTTAGATAATGCTGCCACTACTTCATTAAATCAAGAGACAAAAAATTATATTATATCTATTTTAGACGATTATTATAATCCATCCAGTGCTTATCAGGAAGGAAGAAATATTCGGAATAAAATTGATGAAGCAAGAAAAAATATTGCTGATTTTATTCATGCAGATGAAAGTAATATTTTATTTACTTCTGGAGGATCAGCTTCTAATACGTTAGCAGTCAAAGGATATAAAGACCAAAATGACTGTGTTATTCTGTACTCTCCTATTGCGCATAAATCAATTTTAAATTATGTAAAAACAGTTAGAAGTGCTATTCCATTAAAAGTCAATGGACAGGGCGAAATTAATTTTGATGATTTGAAATCTCTTCTTTCTATATATCATAAAAGAAGTTTTGTGGTTATGGATTATGCTAATAGTGAAATCGGTACAATACAAGATGTAAAAAAGCTCACTGATTTGATCCATTTTTATAACGGTAAAATTTATGTTGATTGTACTGGATCGATCAGTCAAATTCCACTAGATGTCAAGAAATTGGATATTGATATTGTAGGGTTTTCTGCGCATAAATTAGGATCTTTAAAAGGGTGTGGAGTTTTATATAAAAAGGATAATATTCAATTGTCTCCTATTATATATGGTTCACAAGAACATGGACTTTTTGGTGGAACAGAGAATACACTTGGCATCTTAACTCTAGGATACGTTGTAAAGCATTATAATTATGATCAATGTACATCAGAAAAACGAAATTATCTCGTGAAAACATTATCAGGATTAGTTCCAAATTTTTTTGTTGTTGGCTCCTATAATAATAGATTGCCATATAATTTATTCTTGTGTTTTGAAGGAGTATCTGGTGAAGCATTAATGACCTTACTTCATGAGTATGGTGTAATTGTATCTACTGGGTCTGCTTGTAATTCCGGAAGTTTGAAATCATCTGACACTTTACTTGCCATCGGAATGAAAGAAAAATATATTCATAATGGAATTCGTTTGACTTTGAACGGATCAGAAACAAAAGAAGAACTTGATTATGTATGTAATCAAATTAAAAATTGTGTCATGACATTGAGGAACTTAACATAGGTTGCTCATGGCTATGGGCGTAAAAGTGTATTATCACTCTCCTATCATATCAAAATTATGGAGGGTAAAGCTATGAGAAATATTAACTGGCTCGTAAGAGTGAAAAATAAAATGTTCTGGATTTCATTAATTCCAGCGATGATCGTACTTATTCAAACTATTGCTGCAGTATTTGGGTTTACAATTGACCTGAGTGAACTTGGAAACAATTTAGTTAACGTTGTTAATGCAGTGTTTGTAGTATTGGCAATTTTAGGTATTGTAATTGATCCTACGACAGCAGGTGCTGGCGATTCAGAGAATGCTATGACTTACACAGAGCCAAAGGCTTAGAAAGTGTAGGTGCAATGTGGAACCTATACGTGATTTTTTTGGTATAGACTGGAAGGCGTTCGGAATAACAATCTTTGTAGCGTTGTTAGGATTTCAGGCAATTATTCAAGTATTACACTGGTTTTTGTTCGAATTCTTGGGTATTGAAACAAAAGCGATGCGAGAGAAAAAAGAAGAACATAAATTGCTACTTTTTACTCAGCAGAAGATCCAAGATTTGGAAATCAGTCAAAAAAATGATGAGAAAGAACTCCATCGTAGTAATAAAGAGCTGAAAGAATGCATTGAAAACCTGACAAAGATGTATGTTGATAAGGAAATTGATGATATTCGTTGGGAGATATTAGACTTCTCTTCTGCTGTAACATGTGGTCGAAAATATAATCGTGAAACTTTTGAACATATTTTTAGAATGTACGAAAAATATGAAATGATTCTTCAGGATAATAATTTAGAAAATGGGCTTGTCAATGAAAGTATGGAAGTAATCAAAGAGGTCTATCATAAACAACTTAAAGATGGGGTTATTAAATACTAAAGGATAAAAGGATAATTTATGAATAATAAAATATATTGCTGCTATTCAATAAACCAGCGTAATTATCTTTATGATAATGGTCAAAAATATATATTAGCGGCACTTAATCCAAATAGCAAAAAACTATTTTGGGTATATTTAAAAAATGAAAAATTAAACAAGCTTTTAGAAAAGTGGTCTATAAAAAAATAGACCACTTTTTCTGTCTTTTTATTTAAAAATATCGGAGGTACTTATGGCAGAAAGAAAAACGCAAGAACAATTTATTGAAGAAATGGCACTATGCGAGCCAAATGTAGAAATTCTAGGTGAATATAAAAATGCAAAGACAAGTATTTTATGTAGATGTAAAATACATAATTGTAAATATACTTCTATTCCAGATCATTTATTACATCGTGGCTCCGGATGTCCTATGTGCGCAAAAGAAAAACGAAACGCTAGTCATAAAAAGAAAACACATGAACAATTTATAAAAGATGCTGCACAGAAAAATCCTCATATCAAAATCAGAGGACGGTATACAGGTGTAATGGATAATATTGAATGTGAATGTAAAATATGTGGTGGGGTTTTTGATCAAGTTGCCAGAAAAATTATGGAAGGGGTTGGATGTCCAATTTGTGCGGGTGTTCGTATAGTGCCAGGGATAAATGACATAGCAACAACCAACCCTGAAGTTGTTAGATATTTCAAAGATCCTTCAGAAGCCAAAAAGTACAGTAAGGGCTGTAATGTAACAACATGGTTTAAATGTCCTGATTGTGGGTTTGAAAAGAAAACTATGATTTGTTATGTTGTTCAAAGAGGATCAATGTGTTGTCCAAAATGTGACGATGGTGTTTCATATCCAAATAAATTTTCTAGAAGTTTATTATCTCAATTAAATGTAGAGAATTTAATATATGAATATTCTCCAGAGTGGGCTTGTCACTATAGATATGATAATTATTTTGAATACAAAGGTCAAAGATATATTCTAGAAATGGATGGCGGATTTCATTATATTAAATATTATAAAAGTAATTTATCTTTAGAAGAAACACAAAGAATTGATGCCTTAAAAGATCAATTAGCATTCGATCATAATATAACAATTATAAGAATAGACTGTTTTTATTCTGAGAAAAATTATATTATTAAAAATATAAAATCTAGTTTTTTAGCAGAATTATTTGATTTATCAAAAATAGATTGGGAGAAATGTAATCTACAAGCAACGAAAAGTATTGTTAAAGAAATTTGTGATTTTTATAATGCTCATACTACATATTCTGTAAAAAAGATTGCGGAAACATTCTATCTTAATGAAACAACTGTATCAAATTATTTATACAAGGGCAATGAGTTGGGATTTTGCAGTTATTATCCAGCAAACAAAATACGAATTAAGGTTCATATAGAGGATCAAGATTTTTCGTTCAATACAATAAATGAATGTGTCCGTTCTTTATCAAAGCTTTATCATAATATTCCATGGAGTATGTTCAAAGTGGCAGCACATAAACGTGATACAGATTTTAGAGGAATTAAAATTCAATATATTTGAAAGATGAATTTCATTCAATAATATGACCGCGAATTATCGCAATAAAATTCGCGGTCAATAAAAGAGAAAGAAGATTTTATATGTTAAAAAAATTATACAACAAATTTATAAGTATGATTGTCGAAAAAACAAAGCAGTCAATCTACAAAGACATAAAAAATGATTATAATAAGCTGTGTTCTTAATTATCTAAATCCTGTAGTTTTAAAACGAATTTTTAATTAGATCTAGTGTTATGGATACATTCGCCGCAACAACACCATCCTCGTCCATGCCTTTATCTAAGCATTCTTTATAAAGTTTATTAGTAACCTGTTCTAATTCTTCATCTGTAAAATTACGCATAATGAAATATCTCCAAGATTTTTATTTAATTATATCGCATTCAAAATGCTTTTACCAGACTAAGTTCAGTCGCCTGGTAAGGGCATTTTCTTTGTGGAGAGTAGAAATGACTGAACACTACTCTCCCGCTCTATTGTATAGGAAGGAAGTGATTTTAATCGCCATTAACGTAGGAAAACAATTTGAGACTGATTGGAAAAACTCTGTTAATAAATTACCAGACGTTTGGTACTATCGCTTGAAAGATAATGCAGCCAGCTTTGCATCTGGTGAAAATACAAGATTTGCAAGTCATAACATGTGTGATTGTTTGGTTTTAGATGACAAGTCAAAAACACTCTATTGTTTAGAGCAAAAATCAACTAAGGGTACCAGTATCCCACTAAGCATGATTCGAAAGAATCAAATTGATGAGCTTACGGACGCAAGCGAACATAATTTAATTGCAGGATTTTTATTCAATTTCCGAACAAAAAACAATGATACATATTTTATGAGGATTCAAGAATTTAGTAAGATGATTTCAGAAATAGGCAAAAAGTCTTTTAATCAAAAGGATTTAGCAAAATACGATACTGTACGTGTGCAGTCACACATTAAAAAGGTAAATTATGCTTATGACGTTAAGCAGTTTATAAAAGATACATGCGAGGTAAACAATGTACTCCAGTGAAATAGATGATATTTTAAAAAAGAGAAATTATTGTTTGCCGTCACACTTGTATTTCAAAATAGTAGAAAACTCTTCCCAGATCTGTCAGGTTAAATATGATGCTTATTCTGATAAATATAGCATTCATACAGATGACGGATATCATTGGGAAGTTAAAATTTATCAGGAATAAAAAGGAGAGAAAATAAATGATTACAAAATATGTAAAAATTAAACCGGTTATTACACTTGCCGATGAGAAAAAAGCAATTGACTTCATTGTAAATTATATGTTTGAAGGCGGTGAGTATACACCGTGGAATAAGGAAGCTGCACTTATTACTGCTATTGCTGTTTATTTTATTGACGGTGTTGAATTTGAAAAAGACGATGTAATCTATGATTGTGTTATGCAAGATCAAAATCTTCATGCGCATGTAAATAAATTTTTCTATAATGTAGATAAATCAGATAAGAAAAATGATATTAATTTTACGTATATCAATACCAAAAACCATGTGATGGAAAGTGTACAAAAGATTGTAGATTTTAAACTACAAAAGATGATTCATTGTACGGATGAAAAACATGAAATGTATACGGAAATTGCAGAAATGGCAAATGCTGTAGCAAATATTGGACGAAATGTTCAGGTTGCTGCAAAACCTGTTCTTGAAAATCCAGAAAGCATTGGAATGATTATGAATATTCTTAAAAAAATGAATGAAAGTAAAATGCTGAACGCAAAAGCAATTCGAGATGTGATGGTTGATACTGTAATGGATGTACAGAAAAGAATGACAGAAAAGAATAAATAAAATAAGAATTAATTAAATCTTCTGGCAGTCAAATGTCAGAAGATTTTTCTATAATAAGGAGATATATATCATGTCTATATCTATGGATGGACTTTTTAATTCGATCAATGACTTATTGAAAGAATGCGAAGAAGCAATTGAAAAAAACGAAAAAAAAGTAAAAAGATTAAATAACATTTCTTCAGAAATTGCAAATCAAGTTGCTATAGATTTACAGCCAAAAATGAATGAATTAAAAGATGAGGCATTAGCAGAATATTATAAACATGATGAAGGATCTGTTTATAAAAGAACAAATAATTTCAAAACTGGGGTTAAAACGTCGGTATCATCCGAAGGTTCTGGTTTGTATGCCATAACAAATGAAGGAGAAATGAGCGATTATCCAAGTTTTTTTGGTGGAAGTTCGTTACCTGCTGCAGATGCTTTTGATAAGTTTTTCAAAGAGGGAAAGCACGGCGAAGGCAGATGGCTATTGACGCCAAATACATCTCCGACACCAGAAGAATACATTCAACAACAGATAGAATCTGGACGGTTGTCCCCTTATATTAATATAGCAATTGAAAAACGAATCAATGATATATTAAATGATGATTAGATTGGAGGTATAAATGTCTGACTCAAAACAATATATAGGCGAAGTAAAAATCAGAGCCGAAATGGAAGACAAAATCAGTCAAGGTATTAAAGAGATTACCAATGATACAAAAAATCTAAAAGAGACTTTGGAGGCAACAAATAAAGCTCTTCAAGAACTTGCTGGCACAAATATTAAGCCAAAGGTTGATGATTCTGAACTTGATAAGTTAGATAAAGAAGTAAAAAAAAAGAGAAAAATTTCGGTTGATACAGATGTTTCGTCTACTGCAGAAAAGAAAATAGATGATCTAGATAAAAAGATCAAAAAAAAATCTAAGAAATCAACAACTAAGACAAAATCATCAAAAAAAACTGCGGATGATAAAGATCAGCTTGATGGAATAAATGCCGACAAAGTTGTACGATCTACTCGTTATGGAAAAAACGGCAAGTCTTCTACTTCTTATAGCTATACAAAATCTAATGGCGTACAACAAAATTACAATAATAATAAGCTAACATCTGAAAAAGATACTGTTGTTGATCTTCAAAAAGCATACTCTCAGTTAAATAAAGACGTAACGGAATATTATTCATTAAAGACAAAAGAAGCAAAAGGCAAAGTAGCCACAGAGGATAAACAGTATGTCAAAGGTCGGATTTCTGATTTAGTTGATGAAATGTCTGCAAATCGAAAATATATTGCAGATGCAAAAAAGCAAGGTTTTTATAATGATGAATTGGAGCAAAAAGCTTTTAATCATTTTCGTAGAAAAGCTAATGGTTACAACACATATGTCGATGAGAAAAATGCTGCAATCAAAGCTTATGGAAATGATGACAATACTGCGATTCGGCAGGGACAGCGTTCGAAACAACTAAGTAATTATGCTGGACAATCCACAGATGCAATTGAAAGAGCAAGAACGCTTGATGCAACTATAACAGATTTGGAAAAAGAATTATCAAACCTTGTTACTTCTGGCGCATCAATGGATCAAATTAAGTCAAAATTTGATGAATGCACTTCTGCTGGTAAAGAATTTAAAAATGTCATGACCCTAGTCAATAGTACTATGGAGAAAACATCTAAAAAAGATACTGTCGTTGGAGATTCAAATGCAACAAAACTCCAAAATACCATTGATAAAAAAATAGCTCAAGCAAAAACACTTGTATCAGATAGTTCAATAAAACAATTTGACGCGAAAGTTGAAAAGCTTAAATCTCAGTACGCTGGACAAGATGGTTCTGCAGACGTTTTATCATCTTTAGAAAAAACAGTGAATACCATACATGACAAACAGGCTAGTATAAAAGCAGAATTAGCAAAAGGATCTTCTGGAAATTTAACACAAATTGCTTCGGATGTTGATATTTTGAATGCAAAGCTTAATGAAGTTGAAACTACCGCGAAAACGCTTGGAACTTCACTTTCAAAAAATCTAGATGGTACCACACTTCAGAGAACTATTGATAAAATTGATAATCTTGTAAAAAATTCCGATGGTTTTGCAAGCAAATCGCAATTAGAAAAATTAAAAACTCTACGAGATTCTTATACTAATAGTGATTCTGGAATTACAAAAGCTGTCAACTATGATAATTCTAAAATTATTTCTGGCATCGAGCAGGAAATTAATGCTCGTAAAAAATTAGCAGAAGTTCAGAAAGAATTGCAAACTGGAACATATTCTGCAACGGAAGCTGGATATAAAAATACTCTTTCTAAGTATGAGGGGCAAACTTCTGAGTCACTGACTCGTGCAAGAGAAAGTCTTAAGCAGTTTAAAGAGATTCGTGAAGATTTTCAAAAGTCATTAAAAGATACGAATGTTTCTGATCTTAGTGATGAAGAGGTTGAGCGTCTTAGTAAAAATCTTCAGAAGATGACTGAGGAAGAAGAAAAATATAAGACTGCGATGAAACAGGTAAAAGCTGAAGAAACTGCAACACTAGCACCTGGGGTCGCTTTACGTGCGTCAAATGAGATGCAATCTTATATCAATAACAATAGCAAGGCATGGAAGAAATATAAGGCACAGCTTGAAGAAGTCCGTGATACTTATAAAAATGTAACAACAGAAGGACAAAAGTTAGAAGTTGACGCTAAAGCTAGGGATTTAAAAGCAAAAATTTCTGCTGATGGATTAACAGGTGCAAGTTTTTGGCAAGATACAAAACGTGCTGTTAATCAAATTGCTCAATTCACTGGAATTTACGGCATGTTACAGAATGTCGTTATGGAAATTCCATCAAAGGTTGTTTCTAATGTAAAGGAAATTAATGATGCTCAAATTGAATTAGCAAAAGTTGCAAGTGATGCATCGGAGAGCCAATTAAGTCAATACTGGGATCAGGCTGCTGAAAGTGCCAAGAAATATGGTGCTACAGTTAGTGATGTAATTAGTAGTACTGCGGATTGGTCGAAGTTGGGTTGGTCGCTTGACGATGCCAAGAAACTTTCTGATGTTACAACCTTGTATCAGAGAGTTGGGGATAATATGACGCAGGAATCAGCTTCCGAAAGTTTGGTTTCTACGTTACAAGGTTTTAATATGCAAGCTGATGAGGCTGAATCAATTGTGGATAAATTTAACGAGGTAGCAAATAATTTCGCAATTGGATCAGACGGTATTGGTGAAGCGTTGCAGCGTAGTGCAGCTTCATTTAATGCGAGTCATACAAGCCTCTCAAAATCAATTGCACTAATTACTGGAACCAGGTGGTACAAGTTGGTTCAATATGTGGAAACACATATTAAGAATATATTTAATTGCCATAGAACTCTTTATGATCATACACCACAATACAAAGGAAACTATTGTATGACGGTTTAAAAACGTATGGATTAGAACGCTGGCAGCGAAGTACCCTAACGTATCCCGAAGATCATTCGGTACTTGAGTCGAGGGTAAACGTTCGACGGTCATCCCCTTGTCGGGATTCAGAAATATCAATTTTGATTATCAAATAATGGTGGAAATCCAGAATATCTGAATCATCAGGAGTAAGACGCAATCATAAAGGCGTGGGAGAAATCCCCTTAATTTGAAAAGGTATACCCCAAACAGATAATGCTGTGGGTGAAGACATGACCTGTTCACTATGATGACATAGTGTGTATATTATTATTTAGGAGTATAAACATGGATAAATATTATATTTGTGAATCTGTAAGACTATGCAGATATTTATATAGTTTAGGTTTTAGTAAAAAATCAGTTTTTCAAAATGGAACAGAAAAATGGTTATTTGAGAAATCCGATCGCCTCCAAAAAGCGTTGGATTTCTTTTTTAGTATGCGGAAGTTAAATAGATAATAATTCATCTTCCGACATGGAGAATATTTTATTTTAAGGAGTTAATGACATGTCGAAAAAGTTTATATGCATAAATTGTGGAAAAGAATATACATCAAGGAAGAAAACCAGTAAATTTTGTTCTAGAGATTGTAGACGAGATTACACAAATGTTGTGTGTGAATGCGAATATTGCGGTAAATCAATTACAATTTATAGAAATAAATATCAAAAAATTCTTTCTGGTGAACAAAAACATGTATTTTGTTCAAAGGAATGTGCAACAGAATTCAGTAAAAATAGCGTGATAAAAGTTTGCGAATATTGCGGCAAAGAGTATGAAATATGCAATGCATTTAAGGATATTCAACGTTTTTGTAGTAGAGAATGTTTGTATAAATGGAAAAGAGAAAAATCAATATGCTATGTTCAAAGAATTTGTGAATATTGTGGTGAAGAGTTTACGACTACATATCCAGGACAAATTTACTGTAGCAATAATTGCAAGGCATTATCGCAAAGAAATAGAACGGAATGTACATGTGATTTTTGCGGAAAAAAATTTCAAAGGATTGTATCAGAAGTCAATAAAACAAAACATCATTATTGTTCAAATTCATGCAGGACACAAGCAACAAAATGGAATGAAGAAGAAATAAATATATTAAGAGAACATTATGGAAAAATCAGTAATCAAGAAATTCAAAAAATACTTCCGAGATATTGGAAAACTGAAGCTATTAAGGCAAAAAGTGAACTTCTCGGGTTAGGTAAAGATAGAAAATGGTCTGTTGAAGAAGAACAAATACTTCAGGAAAAATATTCTACAGTTTCATTAAATGAATTGCTTGAATCTTTACCCAATAGAACATTGTCTTCTATTAGAGGTAAGGCAAAAACCATGGGATTACTTAGTAAATTTTATCTTGATAATATTTACAGTGATGAAGAGATAGATTTTTTGAAAAATAATTATTTGTCAATGTCGAATGATGAACTAGCAGAAAAATTAAATAGAACAAAATTGGCAGTTGCACAAAAATTATATCTTTTAGATTTACATAGACCATTTGAAATTCATAAGGAAGCATACAGGAATTTAACACATTTTGTACGTGAAAGATTAACAATGTGGAAAAATGATGTACGAAAATATTATAATTATACTTGTCAAGTAACAGGTGTAAAAACAAATCTTATTATACATCACATTAGAGGTTTCAATCTATTATTTGAAGAAACGGTTGATGTATTAGATTTTCCTATCTATGATTCTTTTGATCAATATTCAGACAATCAATTAAATATGTTTGTTGATAAATTCTTTGAAATTCAAGAATCTTATAATCAGTATACATGTATCACTGAATCAATTCATAAATTATTCCACTCTTTGTATGGTTACGGTAATAATACTAAAGAACAGTGGGATGATTTTTTTATTAAATATCAAACAAAACAAATAGCCTAAATAAATATAAATAATAATATACAACTAGGCATTATGAACCTAGCAAACAAATAAAGAATACAACACTTCAAGACCCAGATCAGGTAGGTAGCATGTGGAAGGTCGTGGCGGCTAGAATTCGAGGTAGTGAAAGTGACCTCGAATCCATGGGGGAAAGCACAGACGGTTTAGTAACATCCACATCAAAACTACAAGCAAAAGTCAAAGCACTGACAGGTGGTTTCGACATTATGAAAGATAAAGATACCTATAAAGATATTTACGATATTGTTGTAGGTATTGGTGAACGCTGGTCAGAGCTTTCGGATATTCAGCGTGCCGATTTGCTCGAAACACTTGCCGGAAAGCAAAGATCAAATGCCCTGGCAGCCGCCCTGAACAACGTAGATGTCATTAAGGCAGCATATCAAACAGCGGAGAATTCCGAAGGCTCCGCCGAAAAGGAATTGACTAATTACCAAAAGGGTAAATTATGATACCCGTATGTACAGAAATGTGCATAAAGAACACATTTAATTGCAGGTAACGCGTAAAGCCTTACACCACAATAATGGAGAAATCACATTATGATGGGACGAAAGTAGAAACAACGTAAGGATGATATATGGTCAAAAGCCTAAGTATCAAGTTTACTGATTTTATATAAATCAGGAATTGCTGTTCATGCAGGAAAGTTCCCTAACGTTATACATTGATCAAATGTTAGTTAAGTCGAGGGAAAATCTTCAACGACTAGAGCCATGTCGGGAATTAGAAAATATTCTTATTTATACAGAGAATATTAAAAATAAGAGTGGAAATCTCGAATATCTAATTCAATACTCGTAGGGCGTAATCGCTATAAACGTAGGTGAAAACCCTTCAAATCGAAAAGGTGTGACTGCTACTCTTCTATTTAGAGTGTGGTTAAGAAATAGTCTACTCTCATGCGAAAATATGAGTTTGTTGTATGTTATTTCTATATATAATATACAACAAAACAATAACTAGCGACTATTGCTAATATAACGATCGATTACAGTCTTGAAAGATTCAAGGCTACATTTCAAGAATTTTCAACTTCTGTTCTATCATCAGACACTTTCAAGGCTGTCATAGATAGCGGAACACAATTCTTAGAAATTCTTACTAAAATTACTGAAACACTTGGGCCACTTGGCACAGCTTTAACAGCACTTGGTGGTTTCAAATTTGTATCAAGCATAGGTTAGCCAAAATCCTGGCTATAGTTTATCGTAAACTGGCTTATCAATGCGGAGAATATCATAGCAATGGAATGATATTTCAACGTAGGGAGATTAGTGCTTGTAAAAAATAAATAGAGGATCAATTCGTCGAATTCGCTATTCTGCAATAATGCAGTGAAATGGATGAAAATTCCGCGAGAACGCACGAGCCAACCTAACTACGTATAGTAATATGTGAAACGTTAGCAGCAATTATGAAATTAAAAATAAAATCATAATGACGAGCGAAGCATATGAAAGTTGGGAGGAGTAGAGAGAACACCCTTCCTCCAGCGTATATAATGCCATAGTTTATATGCGTTGAATGCATGTTCCACGGTACGCGAAAGTTGTGATGCTTTCTCATCACACGCCAGCTTTTTATCCTATTTCTGGCGTTGTTGGAAAATAATAGGAAAATTATATAGATATTTATCGTCAAATTACAGAATAACAATAGAGGATGTGAAAGCATGGAATCTAAATCTAAATTAGTATTTGAAACATTAGAATCTGGCCAAGATGAAAATATTAATGCATGTAGGGAAACATTAAATGTTAAGAAAATATTAGCAGAACAGGAATCGAATACAGTATATGAAGAAGTAGATAAATCTGATAAAAAAGAAAAACTTTCAGATATCATAGCCAATCTTCTGTCGCTAGATAATTATAAAATTACGATTACATTGGAGAATAAATAGATATTTGACGATGTATCTTGAATTGTGCTATACTCATGATATAATGATAGTAAACATTAGAATTCATGATCATATTGTCTGGGAGGGATGAAAAATGAGAGATGTATATGATTTTGCTAAATATTTTATCAAAAACGGGGCAGATTCAAAACCAAATACCTATGACGGCAATATGAAACTTCAGAAACTATTAGTGTTATCAGATCTTGCCAATATTGCCGAAAATGGAAAATTACTTTTTTCAGACCCTGTATTGGCATTTCAAAATGGCTGTGTAGTAGAAAAAGTACGATTACGATATAAAAATGATTATTCTACTTTCAAGCATGATAGTGATTTATACCAACCGGATTTTTCCGAAAGTGAATATGAAATTTTGAAATTAGTTATGGATATATTTGGTCACGCGTCGGCAAGAGAATTATCGGAAATCAATCATACATTTAGTTTTTGGCAAGTTGGTTATCAAAATGGAACGAGTAATAATGGATATCATACAAAGATACTTTCCGAAGTAGATATGATGTCTCATAAGGAAGACATCAATAGAATGCAAGAAATTATTTCGGCATACAGAGAGAATTTGAATGATGTATCTGCGAGTGAAGTTATCAATGGAGTAACCTTTTACTATGATGGATTTGAATTGACAGATGATATCATTGAAAAATTAGAGGTGTTTTCTTTACAGTCAGATGACGACGCGTATACAATTTATTTTGATGATGGGAAGCTGGTGATTTACTAATGAATTTTATCGAAGGACAAGGTGTGTTAGGTAAAATACAATTTTTAGATGGTGCTATGCCAGCATACGACAGGACATATCTTGTTGTTAAGACAACAGATACTTATATTGAAGTTTTAAATGTTTCAACAACGAAAGGCAAAGAAAGAAAACTTGCTTTTCCTACGAACAGGAGAATAAAATCTTACAATCCACCATTTCTCAAGCCATCATTTGTAAAATTGGATTCGCTGACACGGGTTGAAAAATCTTTGTGTGATTCGTTAATTATCTTAAACAAAGGACGTGTCTTGAATCAGAATGAATTAAATGAGATCCAACAACTAATATGAATTTCAATGAAGAAAAACAGATGATTGACAAATAGAAGTCATACAAAATATCCATATCGCAATATAGTACATCTATGGAATGCGTATGGGCTGAAATGTGCTAGTTAATACTGCATTGAGGAGAGTATGGAAATACAACTTTCCAGTACTCTCCTATTCCACTTCTAAAACATTTTCAACAAAAATGCAACAAAGAATAACAACGCTATAGCCCACCAGGGCCATGGCTGCATACTTCTTCTGACTCTACCTTTCCATGACATATCTTTTATCCTCCTTTTTAAAATAGTTCAAACGTAAGCAGGTGATTATTATTAATATCAAAAGTATAACACAAGAAGCGGATTTCTTGAATATGGAAATTGCAGATCCATCGGAATATTATCGTAAAAATTATAAGCCATATGATAGCGGAGAAATTTCAAAACATACAACTCCGATCACTTATGTTGACTACGAAAAAAATCATGAAGTAATCCTCGATAAAGATGGCAAACAATTACCACCACTTTCTGCGGGATCAGACAAAGTTAATATCGAATTAATATTCAAAATGTTTGAACAATTCCAAATGCATCAGGTCTAAGTGTTCTTTAGCTTTTTTCATACGTAGAATAATTTACCACTTATAACCACAATTTTTACATTCAAACTGACTCTTAGCGGTTTTACTGAATAATCCGAATAATCCAGCGCCTACAGCTTTCTTAGCTGCTGAAATTTTGATGATGTCGGTAGAACCGCAAGTCGGACAATGGGGCTGATTGGCGGATGGGGATGGTTGTTGACTGGATTGTTGTTTACGGCGAGCCATTACCCTCTCTTCTAATTTTTGTTTGTAAATTTGATGTGCTTCTGTGTCATATTCCTCTATTTTATTACATTTTTCAAGGAGAGAATAAATATATGAATCAATTTCATCTTCTGTTTTAGGCCATGATGTATTTGAAATTGTAGTTGTTGTTGATTCAGATGTTTGAAACATTGGTGTACCACAGAAATCGCATTGAATTGTTGCTACTACATCCGTCGCCGTGCTAAATGATCCACATTTTGGGCAAATAAATGTTTTTGAAAAATCACTAAGCTTGGCTTCTTTAATATATTTTTTAATCGGAAAACCACAACCAGGACACGCCTCTGCAAAACTGCTCACTATATTTTGGCATTCTGGACAAAATACCTTTGGCATACTATCACCTCCGTCAATATTTCCTATATTATATCATAATTGTTTGATAAATCCAACATTATTAACAATTAATTTGCAGTTTAAAGATTTAGGAAGTATATTCGGAAGCTTAGGAGATCTAAGTGGAAAACGATTTAAAAATGAAGGATCATATGATGATCTTCAAAATTATTTAAAAGATTCGTTTAATGCATCTTTTGGTGTTGGTAAAGACGGAATTAGTAAATTTAATTCAGAACAGATAGAAGCAAAAGCAAATGTGTTAGGCTTAAATAAAGAATTAAAGAACCAAGCTTTATCTTTGGCAAGTGATGCAGCTCTTTCTGCAAAAGCAGCAACTGGTAAATTAACATACGCAGATGCAATAAAAGATTCTATAAATAATGCTCCGGCGTTAGCAAAGGCTCTGCAAAAACAAGGTAAGCTTACTTTAGAACAAGAAGATTTATTAGGCAAACTAAAAGAAGGTTCTGCAGGGTATAATGAACAAGTAAAAAAAATCATTAATGCGAATGCGGAACTAGGTGACTCTATAGTCGAACTCCCAGAATCTGCATCAAAAGCAAGTACGGCATTTTCTGGCCTTTCCAATTATTTCAAAGGATTGCTTGCTACTCTAAAAACAATGCTTCCACTTATTGCGGCTGTTGGCACGGCAATTGCTGCTTATCAACTATTTAAATGGGCAGATAATAAGTATAATCTTACCTATGATACAAACCTGAAAAATGTTAAAGAGCATGTTGCAAACTTACAAAATGCCCAAAAAGAAGTAGAAAATTTAAATGCAAAAGCAGATCAATATAAACAGACTCTACAGGAAATAGCTTCTAATTATGATATTACATTAGAAGGAACTGAGTCTGTAGATGAGATGATCGATAAGATTCAATCCGCTAATGGTGTACAACTCACTTTAGTTGATCAAACAGAAATTGAAAAAATCCAACTTGGTAATGACGAACTAGAAAGAACTTTAAATCTAAAAGAACAGCTTGTAACGTCAGAACAAAGAAAAGCAGCTAATGATGCAAAAGATTTGTTAAAAAAAGCTGAATATATGGATATGCCAGAGCAATTGTGGAGTCTGAGCACAAAATCTCTTAATAAAGAGATGAAAAATTTCTTTAAAAATCCTGGTGTTGATGTAGAAAAATATACTGAAGATGATATTAATTACACCAAAGGCTCTCTTGAATCTTATTTAGCGTATTATCATGAATATCAAGATCTTTTGGATAAAGCGATAGAAAAACAGGGAGAAAAAGGAATCTCTGAAAAGGATAAAAAGAAAGCTGAAAAAGACGAGAAAAAGCTACAGAAGATGGTAGATTCTATCGAAGATGAACTTCAAGATAAGGCATCTGATTTTACAGACATATTAAATGGACTTTCTATAAACGGAGAAGGTTTGACTGCACTATCTGGTTACGAGCCGTATTTTGAAAAAGTCAGGAAGATGCTTCGTTCAATTACTGATAAAGATCTTACAGATGCACAAAAGGCATTAAATTCTCTTAGTGATTTCTTCGATGGTTCTTTTGGTAAGAATGCTCTCAAAGCAGAATTGCAAGAGTCTGCTGGTAGTGCTGATGAATTACAAAAAGCACTTGCTGGCATGGGTCTTACATTAGATGATCTTGGAATTGAAAATATTTCTGATCTACAATCTTACTTACAAGAAACAGCCTCTTCTGCAGAGGACGCCGCTGACGCGATTAATACAGTTGAAGGTAGTGTGGCGAGTGTAACCAGTGCTTTCAACGCAGATAATCAGGACAAATCCTGGAAAACAATGGCTGAGTATCTTGCTCAAGCGGATGAATTATTCGCAAATGGTCAAATTGGTACAGACGACTTCAAAGAAGCGGCTCAGTTTATGACGCAGAAGAAGATCAATCCTGATGACGGATTTACTTTTGATGCACAGGCGTATGAAGCGGCTTGGAAAGAAGCGCAAGACAAAGTTAAAAGATATTTTGACAACGAGGATCAATTCCAAAGTGCGGAGAATTTCTTAACCGATCTTCAAAATGTCGGTCTTGCCATTGCAGATGGTAATAACGATTTCCAATGGACGGAGAACTTTAAAAGTAGTGCTGATGCTGCAGACAAGTTAGGTCTTAGTGTAAGTGCCGTAGAAGTTCTTATGCATAATCTCGAATCTTATGGCGCGGAATTTGATGATATGCTATGGTCTGGCGATGAGTTAGATCAATACAAGTCAGCTTTAAATGGAATCAAAACTATTTATGGTTCTATGGAAGAAGGAGCTACAAAAGATCGGTATAAAAAACTTATTGACGGATGGGATGAAGAATTAGCGGGATATGAAAATGATCTTTCAACATTAACAGATCATGATGTTGTTGTTAATATTCAATTTCAATACAGTCTTGCTTCTATCCAACAGCAAATTGATCAGCTTCAAAATACTGCCGATGAGGGTGGAGATAATCAGACTTGGGCAGAATTAAATGCTTCCAAGAGACAATATCTTAAGAAAGCAGAGTCTGCTAACACAAGTGAAGTTGCAAATCTTGACGCTTACAAAGAAGCAAGTTCTTATGTCGAAGAATTAAAAGCTAATTTAGCGAGTGCAACCGACGAAGAAACAAAAAATGCAATTCAAAGACAGATTTCTAACGTTTATGACGCTATGAAATACATGAATGATGCATTCGTTGATTCCGAACAGCAATGGTCTGAATACTATCAGAGCGGTCAGTATAAATCTGATTATAAGAATTTTGGCGATCAATTACATAATGTTATGAATGTCGATGCAGACACAACGCAAGCTAAAGAGAAAATTGATAGTTTAACAAACGATACAGAGAACAAATCAACAACAATTGATATTGACGCAAATATAGACAAAGCAAAAACAGCCTTAGAGAATCTAAAAAACGATGATGGTACATTAGATTTAGGAGACATCAATACTCTACAGGCATACAACGCTCTAAAAGATTTGCTAGTTGAAAAGCAGGAATTAGAACAACCTGCGGTAATGACAATTGATACGAGTAAGTTTTCTGAAGAATCTACGGAAACAATCAATAAACTGCAAGAGTTCCAAAAAGCATATGAAGATCTGAACGCCCAGAATCAAATGAAAGATATGGGCTTTGACATTGACACATCAGAAGCAGAGAAAAAAGTACAAGATCTATACTCTGATCTCAAGAACAATGATCTTGTGGCAAGCCTTAATATCAACACTGATGATGTTAATTCTTTTGAGCAGTCATTAGATAAACTGTCTGAAAAAGAAATCAAGATGCATGTCGATGGAGATACATCTAAGTTAGATGCGGCTATGGAGAATAGTGTTCCAGCAGAGAAAACTGTTACAATGTCACCGAAGCTTGACGGGACACAAGTTTCGCAATTTTTTGATTGGCTTAATGATCTTCTTGCAAAAAATACAGATCTATCAGTTAATGCCACCGTGACAGGACAGGATCAGGTATCTGAGCTAAGTGATTCGATAGATAATGTTAAGAATAAAGATGTAGATGTTACAGGAAATGTTAAAGGGACAGATCTTGTTGATGCTTTATTCAATGCAATATCTGGTGTAAAATCAAAAACTGTTTCTGTTGGTGCCAATGTGTTCGGTACTGGCGAAGTATCTTTACTTGCATCTGCTATTAAAGGAGTTGTATCTAAAGTTGTTTCTGTTGGTGCTAATATATTTGGTTTTGGAAAACACAAAGTAAACGGCACGGCTCATTCTCTTGGAACGGCATATGCATCGGGCAATTGGGGAGCAAAAGAGTCAAGCACTTCTCTTGTCGGAGAATTAGGTACTGAGATTGTTGTTGATCCAGCTACGAGTACATGGAGAACCGTTGGTGATAATGGCGCTGAGTTTGTTAATATCAAGAAAGGTCAAATTGTATTCAATAATCGTCAGTCAGAAGAATTGCTTAAGAACGGCTATGTAACGTCTGGTGGTGGAAGGGGAAAAATACAAGGCGGATCTTTCGCATCTGGTACAGCATTGGTACTTGGAAATGGTTCTCCTGGTATTCATAAGAATACTGGTGTGATGACATCAGAGAAGAACAAAGATAAGACAAGTTCTTCCAAATCCTCTTCAGGTTCAAGTAGCTCCGGATCGTCTACACGCGCCTCTTCTAATTCTCGATCATCTTCTGGTGATTCAACTCGATCCTCATCCGGTGGCTCTTCCACCAAAGAAGCAACCGAGGAAACCTTCGACTGGATAGAAGTATTTCTTAAGGAAATGTCTCGTGCTACTGAGATTGCAGTTGATAACATTGATCGTGCTATCGGTCTGGCACAGAAGCAGACAAAAGCATATGACGCTATCAGTAAAGTTCAGCAGGAATTAACTGCAAATCAGCAGTCAGCCAACAAGTATTTACAGCTTGCGGCGAACGTGGGGCTTGATCCTTCTTATATCTCTAAAATCCAGAATGGCACACTTGATGTGGAAAAAGTAACCAACGAGGATCTGAAGAAAAAGATTGACGAGTATAAGGACTACTACAGTAAATATGAATCCGCTGCTGATAACGTAGCCAAACTCGAAGATAAAATTACCGAACTCGCCGAAAAACGCTTAGAAATCATAACTGATACTTATGATGCGATTGTAGACATCAATGATAAAATCAAAGACGTAGCCGATTCCAAAATATCCTTGAATGATGCACTTGGCGTAGCCATCGACAATCCAGACAACTATGCAAGCATAAATAAATCCATCAAGGCACAGGAAGATACTTACAATCAGCTGACGAAAAAGCTTTCCGATTATCAGAAAGAAGTAGATTCACAGCTTTCCAGTGGTTATCTTAAGAAAGGTTCCGAAGCTTATCAATCTGCTATGAAAAATATTCAAGATTTCACAGCTAAAATTTACGATGCTTCTACCAGCCTTCTTGAACTACGGGATAAATTGGATCAGATTAAAATTGATACTATCCAGAATGTAATTGACGGAATCAAACGTAATTCGGATATTACGGAGAAATATATTTCTTACCTGCAATCCCAGAATCGTGATGTGCCAGAGAATCTATACACTGACCGTATAGATAATAATAACGCTCAGGTACAGCAGAATCTAAAGCAGATGGAAATATACCGGAAGAAACAGGCGGTTCTTGATGTCAATTCTAAATCGTATCAAGATTATGCAGAAAAGATTCAAACGCTAAAAGAAAATACTCTGGAACTGATTACGGACAATGAATCTCTTCAAGATAGTATCTATGAGCTACGTTTTAAGCCACTTGACGATGCCATCCAGAAGTACAGTGACCTTGAAGATGAGCTGAAAAGTTTCCGTGATCTTCTGAACGATGATGCATTCCTTGATAAGCAAGGACGTATCACGGAAGAGGGATTGGCACAAGTTGCTCTCTTACAGCAGAGTATTGGTACGGCAAAACAAAAAATTGCAGATTATACCACGGGTTTGCAAAAACTAAAAGAGTCTTATGACAATGGGGTTATTTCCTTAACGGAATATAATGACAAGTCAAAAGATTACCGTGAAGGTATTCAAGGTTCGATTGCAGATGTGAAATCATATCAGGACAGTCTGGTTGATCTGTATAAGAACGCTATGAGTACAGAGGTTGATTATCTTGATAAAATAATCAGCAAGAGAAAAGAAGCCCTGACACAGCAGAAGGATATGTACGACTATTCTAAGAAGATTAATTCTCAGAATAATAACATAAATAGCCTTAAAGCCCAAATCATGGCTTTAGAAGGGGTGAAATATTTGCTCCTGTAAAATCTATTTAATTGCGGGAAGTCCCCATAAGGTTTAATTGGCTACAACGTAACCGGAAACGGTAGGCGTGAATGCGGTAGAGTTTTAAACTCACAGTCCGTTATTGGATAGAAACCATAAAAATAATTAAACTAGGGATAACCGAGTGTGCAAGTCACTCAGACGCAGCGAACTTCCTAAGTCAGAAATGATATGGAAGACGTTCAGAGACTAACCCATATTGGGTGGCGTAATGCCTTAATGTAAGACCGCAAGCGATTGGCGGTTTGAAAAATATAGACTATTTGAATATTAAGTGATATTATAAATTTGAGGCGTTCTATTTTATGTCTACTGATGAACAGGCAGAACACAGTGCGCATACAGATAAAGAATAGAATGGCATCTAACAACAAAAATTTGAACACATTTATTAAAATTTACAGACAATAAAGTGGTATTTTTGTTGATACTGCGAATAGATTTTTCCTTTAGAATTGCATATAATAAATATAAGAAAGGGGAACCTTTCTCAATAAATCTGGTGTGATGCAGCGAAATGCGACTGCTAGAAATACAACCGTAGAAGCACATACCGGGCTAGGAACTGGTGTGTGTGGAGGTTTACAAAGGTAAGGGGTTTACCATAGCCTAGCTAGGTGAAAACCGAAAGAAAATCCCACAATGAAGTAAGAGAGTTAGCACCAGTGACTCTCTTATTTTTATGCACAAGGAGATAAAATGGATGCAATATCAACAGCGTTGACATCTTTTAAAGATTTATCTTTATATGAATATAAATTTAGAATTGCGTATAAAAAACAATTATATGATCTTGAACTGAATTTTGACAATGAAGATTTTTATCATTGCGCCGGATTGCAGTATTTAAAAGACATAGATATTCCCAAAAACGCTTCAAAATTGTTTCGTGAAATTGTAAACGGCAAAATTACAGACGACTATTTGGAGAAAAGTAAGAAGTACCCATTTCCAAAACCAGGAATAGATGTCCAAAAAAGAATTTTGCACCTAGGTGTTTTAAGAAAATATATAGAAGCAGATAACGCAATTTGGAAATACGTGAAAGAGCAGAATGTCGGAAGTCAGATAAATGCTGATTATATGATAGTTTCTACAGTTGATAATGTGGAAGCATACATATTTCTAAGAAAAAGATCGTCTGACCCAAACGATTTAAAATACTGTATCTGCTCATTTTTTGTTAATCCGATCAGAACATATAATGGAGCAAAAGCATATTGGTTTTATAAATCAAAAGTCAATTTAGAAACAAATGAAGAACAAATATATTATCAGAAACAACCACAGGAGCAGTAAATCTACTGCTCTTTTCTTATACCTCAAATCTCAATACAATCCCTCAAATAAAATTCAAATAGAAGATATAGTCCCATGCCATACGAAAGTATGGGGAGCAGCTATGCTCTTGTCCACGTAGCGAGTGGATGAAAAGAAAATGAAATAACCTCGATGCTCAATCTCAAGTTAAGAAATTGAAGCAACAGCTCAAAGAAGCACAAGAAGATCTCGATGATACGAAACGTGACCATGCCAACGATATGCAGTCTCAAGGTTACGATAAGCTCAGTGAAGATCTGAAAACTTCTCTTGATGATACCGAGTATGAAATCAGCCATAATGCTGATAAACAGCTTGAGATCATCAATTCTATGCTTGACAAAGCCGTGTCCTCTTACCAAGAAGCATACGGTAAAATCAATTCTATCATCAAAAATACTGGCTGGGTAGGTAGTACGGATTTTAACAATACCCAGTCTGATCTAAGCACAGAGACAGGTGTTAAGAATCAAAATTCCAACGCATCACAGTCTCAGTCCAATGCAAATCAAAATCCATCCAGTGCCGCATCTGGTACAAAAACTGATCCAATTCAAAGTAATGATAAAGCGAACAGTGATCTTGCGGATCAATTAGTCAAACCGGAAGATACAACGAATCGTAAGGTTGCGGAACTAAAGGTGTCTCCTACTTCTACGACACTGGAAGAGGGTAAATCCACAAGTATTACTGCTACAATCAGACCGAACGATGCAGCTAATAAGACTCTTGCTTGGAAATCAAGTAATGAATCAATTGCTACTGTATCCAATGGTACGGTAAAAGCAAAGAAACCTGGCTCTTGTACGATTACTGCTACCACTACCGATGGAAGTGGACTGTCTGCAAAGGTATCAATTAAGGTCAATGCAAAACCAAAACCACCAAAGCCACAGCCGAAACCACAACCAGCAAAAACTGGTGGCGACGGCATTCCTCGTGTTGGCGATGTCGTAACGTTCACAGGATCTTACTACAATGACTCTTGGGGTATGGCTCCAAAAGGTAGTAGATTTTCCGGTCAGCCTGGTGCCGTTGTCATTGACTCTTATACAGCTAGGGAATATGGTGGAAATGGACGTACTACTGGTGATTTTAAGATCCATATCAAGAGTGCGCATGATCCTAATTATAGTGATCTTGGATGGGTACGTCTCAGTCAGATTAGTGGTTATGAAAAAGGTACGGATCATATTCATGGCGATCAGCTTGTATGGACAAACGAAAACAAAGACACCAAACATCATGGCGTTTCAGAATTAATCTATCGCAAGAAAGATGGTGCTGTCCTTACACCTGTTCAAGATGGAGATTCTATTCTACCAGCAAATTTCGTTAGTAATTTAGCTGCATTAAGTGCAATTGATCCACGGGAATTCGGTATGAATGTAAGTACTACACCAAATCTGGTGCAGACGAATATTCCTCAGAACATCAGCAATGTCGGAAATGTAACGGTAACAAATCATTATGATGCGTTGCTTAATGTGGAAGGTAATGTTGACAGGGATGCTCTGCCTGGATTGCAGGAGATTCTAAAGAAATCTTGTAAATATACGCTGGATAAACTGGCAGATGATTACGGTAAACTTGGACACAAGATAATTATGTAACCTTATGGGAGGGTGCTATCAAAGGTACTCTCCTATTTCTATAACAACAATTATAACTATAACAAAATTTTGGAGGTGAGAACAAATAATGGCGAAAGAATTTAAAGATTTTACATTTATGGGGAAGAAACTGAGTGATTTAAGTGTGAAATACGTATCTGTGGATTTTGATGGCGATGCAGATGTGGATATGGCGATGGAGAGGGATATGGAAACAGGAGAATCTAATCGCTATAAAGTAGAACCAAATTATTTCTATGATAAATGGAATGATACTCTTGAGTTTGAACTTGATATTATTAAAGACCCGTGCAAGTTCACTAATCAGAATAATGCCATAATTACAAAATCTGAACGTCGTGAAATTACAAGATGGTTAACCTCTTCTCACTTCCCAGAATGGCTAACTTTTGAAAAAACAAGTGATTCCGCTGACGATGGTATTCGATATTTTGGATGGTTTAACAACATTGAATCTTATTCTGTGAATGCACAGACTTTTGGTTTGAAATTATATTTTAAATGTACGACTCCTTTTGGTTATACGGATAATCTTATAACAAATGTATCCTGTACAACATATAAAAACGTTTTAATTTCTAATAATAGTGATGAGTTAAATAGCTATGTATATCCATCAATTGACATTATTCCAAAGGCAACGGGTGACATAATGATATGTAATATGTCGGATTGCATTATTCGTGAAACGGGAACATTGTCTTCTTCGAATACAAATTATGTAGGACAATTAATTTCCTATGTTGAATTATATGCAAAGTCGAATGCTTGTACTGTTCAATTTGATATTTCAGAATCAACAAAAGATGTGAGTTGGAGATGTGGAAGTACGCTTGCTCAATTTAAATTAATTGATATTTATGGAAATGAAACAGCATGTACTGTATTTTATAGAAAAGATTCTAAAGTATACTATATTATTGAAAATGGAATTATGGTTATGTCTGTTTCAAAGGACTTGAAAATATCTATGGATTGCCAAAAATTAACGATTAATGACGAACTTGGAAGAATGGTAAGATATGATAAATTAGGCATCAATGATGTCGCTCATATGTATTGGATACAACTAGCTCATGGGAATAATTCATTCCTATTCTATGGTAACTGCGATTTTCGTATAAAACACATTGAGGCACGAAAGGTTGGTGAATAATTTTGAACATTGTTTATGATCGTTATAACCAACCAATACAAAGTTATGTGTATTTAGGTACACCAAACAATAAGATTCTATGTGCTATCAATGGAATTGAAGAAAGCACATTTCAGCTTACATCAAAATTTATCAATACATATGAACTAACATTTGATATAAATAAAAATATTTTGATAGAAGATGAACATGGTCTATCGAAATTGGTGCATTCTAACGTATATGATTTAGTTACATGGCTCATGCGAGTATATGTCGATAATGTTGGATGGTTTATCATGGATGCACCAAGAATATCTCATGACGGAACAAAAGAAACAAAAACTATTACTTGTCAGTCTGCTGAAATTGAAATGAAACAACATGACCTTAAGAATTTCAAAATTAATCAAGGAACGACTGACTCGTATGAGATGTTGGCAGATGATAATGTAGAAAAAATAGATGATGTAGAATTTGCCAAAGAACAGATAAAATTTTATAACCCAGACAATCCACAACTCAGTCTGTTAGATCTTGTTCTTAAAGCTGGCAATGTATATGGCTGGACGATTGGAGAAATTGATACTGTTCCAAAGACATATAGAACATATAGGGATGGAAAATATGTTGAAACATCCACTCTTCTATCCGATGAGATTGGATCATTTGATGTTGAAAGTCAGGATGTATATTCTTTTTTTACTCAGGATATGGCTCAATATTTCAAATGTATATTTGTTTTTGATTTTCTTCATATGAAGATCAATGCTTATCATCCAGAAAACTATGGGAATAATACAAACGTAAATATTAATTTTAAAAATCTGCAGCAGTCTCAAGAAATATCTATCGATGATAGTAAAATGTTTACGCGTTATTATGCACAAGGATCTGATAATCTTGGCATTTCTTATGTAAACTTTGGTTCTAATTATATTGAAAACATTGATTATTATCTAAATGAAAAATACTTCTCTCCTACTCTCATCACCAAATATAAATTATGGAAACAGGATGTAGAGGATAACAGAATTATTTATATTGAAACAACCAGAAAATACAATCAACAGATGAAAGTTATCACAGAATTGTATGATCGCGTTCCTTTAGATGATTGCTCTACAGATTGGAGTACATTTACAGATGATGAATTAAAGGAAGCACAAGCAAATTACCAGGCTCAACTCAAGGGTTATGAACAATTCTATGTAGATAGCGATGGCAACTTTGATGAGGATGCTTTGAAAAAGTCTGCGGATGCCAATGATTATTATCAAATTCGAGATGTAATTCTTCCATCTATTCAAATCGAAATGAATAATCGTCAATTACCTACGGACGGTGACAATGCAGATTACGTAGATTCTTATAAAACCGATTGGAAGTTATACGGATTAGACGAATTAAAAGTAAAGCTGCAAGAGTATAAAAACACAATTGAAACCTGTAAAAAGGGCGGTTACGATAAACCATATTCTGAAGATTCTTCTCACACTAAAGACATTCATGATAAGATGTATGCAAAATATCTGGACGCTCAAAATCAATTAGATTCTAATTATGTAGGTGGATGCCAGGAAGCATATGACAAGAGACAATCTGAAATTGATGCAGCCAATGATGTTTTAAATGGATATAATAAAACAAGAGTTCAATTAACTCAACAAGTAAACAAAGAAACTTGGGTTCATAAAAATAATGTTTCTATTACTGATGAAAATGCAAATTATATCACTGATGAATCCAATCGGAATATCTCATCGCTATCTGATACAATTTCATTTTCGGCAAAAGATTTATTAGAACTATCTAAGGTTTATTATGATGGAACATATTCGAATGATAATATGTTTCTCACAGATTCTGATGATCAAGTTTCTGCAATTGATGAGCAATTAAAATTACTGGACGCTGCATCTGAGGATTTATACATATCTTCTCACCCACAATATCAATATACAACATCATTAGATAACTTTTTAGCGAAAAGTGAATATAAAGATTATACAAAAAACATCAACCGTGGGGATTATTTGTATTTAACGATTGGGAATAATAATGTTGTAAAACTGCGTTTAATTGAAATGACATACAATCCATTAACAATGGACAACAATATCGAATTAACATTTTCTAATATGACTCGAACAAAAAATGGATTTTCTGATATTTCCTATCTTCTGGATAATTCATCTGGTGGTAGTAAATCTTCCGCATCTGGTTCGTCTAATAATTTCTTAAACAATGAAGGCGTCACTCTTACATCTGGGCTAATCCAAAAGCTTTTATCTTCTGGTGCATTCAGCAATAAAGTTTCTTCCATTATAAATAACGAATTCGCAGGTATGCTTGGTAGTGGTTCTATATCATTACAAGAATTAAATGCCAAGTTGATTAAAGTTACTGATCTATATGGTGAGAATGGGTATTTCGAATATCTACAGTCAAAATTAATTTCTGCTGATAAAATTGTTGCAGGTAGTGGTAATTTTAAGGATTTATCCGCAGTTGTTGCTGCGATTGATAGTTTATTGGCTGGAAATATATCTGCAGAACTTGGACACCTTATTCATCTTACTGCTAGTAATGTTGTTGTTGACGATGCAGTTATTCGTGATTTGATTGCGGCAAATATTACTGTAGCAATGCTAAAGGCAAGTACTATTTCTGCCGATAAATTTAATATTGCTTCCGACGATGGTGGACTTACTATCGTTGGTAACACAATGCAATTTAAAGACAAAAATAATAATGTACGTATTCAAATTGGTCGTGATGCAAAGGATAATTTTACGTTTACTTTGTATGATGAGACTGGAAAAGGTATATTAATTGATTCAAAAGGAATCAAGGAGTCTGCTATTGCTGATGGATTAATCAAAAATGATATGGTTGCAGATGGTACTCTTTCTAAGGATAAATTAAATTTTAATATTGTTGAAGCAGATAAAAATGGAAATGTTGATGCTACAAAAGTCATTGTTAATGGGCATGGAGTTGATGCGGAGTTCGTCTCAATTAAAAAACAAATTACTGATCAAATTGAAAATGTAGAAGATAAAATCGGTACGCTAGACTTATATGGTGAACAGATATTTCGAAAAATAGATGGTGTTATATCTCCAAACAATATAACTATAACGGCAAAATATAGAAATGATGTTAAAATCGGTAAATGGTATATAGATAATGTAGAAAATACAAGATATGTATCTACGGATAAAACTTCAATCACAATACCATCTTCTTATATTGCAACATTACCATCAACAAAAAAATCTTTAGTTATCAAAGTCGAAGATTCCACAAAAAAATTATACGATGTATTAACTGTACATATTTTGGATAGTTTAAACGGAGCCGATGGCCAGCCTTCTATTTCTGTAATTATCACCAGTGAAAAAGGAGTAGTGTTTGATGATGATACAACAATTACGAGTACTATATGTACATGTCAAGTATATAAAGGTGCTACGCCTATGGAACCGATATCTTATAAATGGCAAATTATAAATAACGAGTCAGGTGATTGGAAAACGGTTGGAAATAATAAAACATTGACAATTAATGTTGATAAATCAATTATACGTAAGAGAATTCGTTGTCTAGTTGATATTGGAGACGTAGCACAAGTGTCAATTACGGACGAGCAATCAAATACATTACAAGATGAAAATGGAACTAGTCTATATTCCGTTGAAGCAGCATCAGATACTTCTGCTTCGAGTAAAAATATTATTGATGTAAATACAACTGAAGTGCTTGATTCTTCTGATAGTGTATTTGTCAATAGTGGAAAATCTCTTAAGCAGATAAATTATGATTTATTAGCAGATGCAATTTTAAATAAATTACTCAGCAAAAAGGAAAATGCGAATACGTTAACAGATAAAGACATCGATACATTAATTGAAAAAATGTAACACATAAAAAGGAGGTGAGCAATGTTACTATCAAGCAACGAATTAGACATGTTGATTTTGCAACATGGAAAAGATGGAACATCCGCAGATTCCAAATATATCTGGGTGAAGTATGCACAAGATGAAAATGGAACTGACTTGACGGACAATCCAACAAATGCAGTTTATATAGGCATTGCTTATAACAAAACTGAAAAACATGAATCCGATAATCCTAACGATTATACATGGACAAGAATCAAAGGTAACGATGGAGAATCGGCATATACTGTTATTCTTCAAAATGAAAATATAACATTCTCTGTTTCTAATCAAAATAATATTGCTTTAATGGATCAATCTTTTGATACTTCTGTTGTGGTATTCAAAGGTACAGATGCAGTTAGTAATTTCACTATTGGAACAGTTGAAAGTAAGAATGGAATTTCGGTAATACAAAAAAATAATACAATCACATTTTCTGTCGAGGCTGGGAATAAAATTGAAGCAGATTACGGAAAATTCTCCATACCAATTTCTGTAAATGGATTAGTATTTAAGAAAGAAGTTTCTTGGTCACTTGCAAAAGCGGGTGCAGTTGGTGATCAAGGAAATCCTGGCGAACCTGCTTTAAGTATATCTCTTGGAAACGAATCACAAAATATTCCATGTACATATGATGGGCATGTCATTAATGATATGTTAATAGAGATATCATTTGTAGGGTATCGAGGTTTAACAAGAACACCATGTAACGTAGCAGTCGGCACTCTTCCATCTGGAATGACTCTTGGGTCAACTGAGAATTGTACAATATCTAATGATGGATCGATAATTTTGAATATCGTAAAAAATGCTACACTTGGCACTGAATCAACATTAACTGGAAATATAGTCTTAACATTTAGTATAAATGGGAAAACATTAGTTAAAAACTTTACCTGGGCAAAATCTAAAGATGGTGGGTTGTCCTATATCTACTCCATAGAACCATCATCATATGTAATAAACAAAACATATGATGGAACACTCTCTCCTGCTTCTATTACATTTAATGCTTATTATCAGAAAGATGGAAGCGATAGAATTCCGTATCATGGTCTTTTTACAATAGAAGAATCGACAACAGGAAGTGATTTCAAATCCACATATCTTTCTTCAAAAAATGAATCATCTTTAACTTATACCCCAACGTCAAATAACATTAAAAGTGTACGATGTACATTAAGTCAAACTGACAAAGTATCTGTTGTGCTAGACAGACAGACGGTTATCGTATTATCTGATGACAAAATGAAGGATGCCTTGACTACTGTAACTACCAGAGTTAATGGTGTATCTAGCAAAGTGGATGGTATCGACAAGAAAATTACAAACAAGGTTTGGCAGACAGATATTACAACCGCAGTAAATAATTATGATGGCACAACCGTTAAATCTCTTCGAGATCAAGTGAGTTCGCAAGAAACTAAGATTGGCGAAATAACCTCGGAAGTATCCGATGTTAAAACCACAGTCAAAAATAATCAAGCAAGTGTCCAAAAAGACATTGCTTCTATAAAACAAGATGCTACAGGATTCAAACAAACAGTTGCATCTACATATGAAACTAAAAATGACGCAACTAGCAAATATTCAAGTTTTGACCAACGTGCTGGAAAAATCGAAACTAATGTCAAAACACTTCAAGGAAATGTTACTACCTTATCTCAAACAGATACAGAAATTAAAGCAGAACTCAAAACTGCTAAGGGTGATATCACGACTTTAAAATCTGACGCGTCTGGTCTTTCGGCAAAAATCACGAACGCCCAGGGAGATGTTAACACTTTAAAAGCAGATGCAAAGACAATGAAATCAGATATTTCTGATGCAAAAGGCAATATTTCTGAATTACAAAGGACGTCAACAAACCTTCAATCGCAAATAACAAATAATAATACTAATATTAATATCCTTAGCCGCGATCCAATGAATTACTCACAATTAAAAGAAGACACCGCAGATTATTTTGGGTTTACATATGATAATACGGCAGATGGTAAATGGTATACAGTAAAAACTTTGTCAAGGGATAAATTTATTTCTGGATATTATGAATGCATGGGTGGAGAATCATTTAATATAGAGTTTGAAATCTCTACTTCTGTAAAAGGCAATTCAACGAATGAAGGAACAGATAGTACTTATAAAGGTACTGCGATCGGCTTATATGGATTTAATGCTCAAAAACAAAGCGTTGGTATTAATTATAGCACAAGAACAACTGCTACTGCCGCAGCAACAGCTACAAAAATTAGTTCTGTAGTTAGCGTTCCAGTAAATTCAAGATATTTTCGAGTATTCCTTCAAACTGAAAGTTGGGGAAATTTTTCAGGAACATTAAAAATTCGCAATGTGATTGTATCTCGTATTAAGGCGATGGAAACAAGAATATCTTCTGCTGAAACAGCAATTCAACAAAATACAAATGATATCTCTTTACGTGCTACAAATGTGCAGTTAGATCAAGTAAAAAAAGAGATTAATGGTAAATTTGCCAATTATTCTACAACAACAGAAATGAACTCAGCCATTAACCAAGCTGCAAATTCAATTACATTGGATGTGAGTAAAAAATATACAGAAAAAACTGTATATGACCAAGGAATTGCTGATGTAAAGAAAGATGCAACTACAAAAGCTAATAATGCTTTAAATAGTGCAAAAGCAGATGCTACAAGTAAAGCTAATAAAGCAGAATCAAATGCAAAAGCAGATACGGCAAATAAGCTAAAGAATTATTCTACAACAACAGAAATGAATAGTGCTATTAAAGTGAAAGCAGATAGCATCACACAAGAAGTATCTAAAACATATACAAAACAAACAGATTTCAATTCTCTTTATATTGGAGGCAGAAATCTTGCTCGAAATACATCCAGTTCTTATTCTTCTGAGTTTTCTGATTTTAGTGGTGCAGCAAATATCTGCCCATCAGTTGCAACCGTTCTAACAGATGGTCTTGCTGCAGGTGATAAAATTACGATTCATCTATATTATAATTATTCAAATATTGTTGCTGCTACTGGGCAAACTGCCAAAGTATGGATACAAGGTAGTGGAAATGTAACGGGATGGAGTTCTGGAGCATTTCCATCAAGTCCAAGTATTGCTATTTCTGGAAGCGGAACGAAAGAATTTTTATATACGACAACCGTTTCTGCAGACCAGATAAAAAATTCATATTGGCTTGTTAATCTAAGACATGATTATGTCCAAAGTGGAACTGTTCGATGGAAAATGTTCAAAGTTGAAAAGGGAAATCGTCATTCCGAATGGAGTCCGGCTCCAGAAGATACAAGCGTTGCTATCACAAAAGTGGAACAAACAGCAACAGGCATCAGAGCGGATTTAAGCAATACACAAGGAGACGTAAGTTCATTACAAGCGACAGCTTCTGGACTACAAAAGAGTATTTCTAATGCACAAGGCGATATTAATACTATGAAGTCAGATGCTACAACAATGAAAACACGGATTTCTAATGCTGAAGGAGATATATCGACTCTACAACAAACAGCGAATGGTTTTCAAGTACAACTTAGTAAGAAAGCAGATCAAGTTGATAGTTTTAATTGGAATCTTGTTCCAAATTCATACAAGATGAACAATCAATGGAGTGCCGCAGGTGGTTTTGTCGGTACAACTACGGTTGTTTTAGATCCGGATGCTTTATGCGGTTATCATATTGAGGTTAAATGTACTACTGCTGGATCAGGGCCTCATTATCCAGTATTCAGTAAAACTTCGGATAAGGTTGGAAAAACATATACATGGAGCTTTTGGGCAAAATGTAGTGCCAATAAGTCATCTGTGCTAGTCGGACATGAGTGTGGTGGTACAAAGAGAATTGATTTGACAACATCTTGGCAGAAATATTTCATGACTTGGAAATACATAGATGCCGCACATTCATCATTCGTATTCTATGCGACATTTGCTGTCGGTGAAATATTGTATATTCGTGATTTTAAGATCGAGGAAGGATCTATCGCCACGAAATGGGCACCAGCTGAATCTGATCTGAAAGGTGATAAAGGAGATAAGGGCGATACCGGGGCAACTGGAAAAGGCGTTAAATCCACAGCGGTTACATATCAGGCAAGTTCGTCTGGAACTACGATCCCTACTGGAGTATGGTCAGCAACTCCTCCGGCGACAAGTGCGGACAAACCATATTTCTGGACTCGTACGATCATCACCTATACGGATAATACAACTTCAACTGCTTACAACGTTGGTAGTACACCGGAAGGAATTGTCGTCGGCGGACGAAATTTGGCGACCAATACCAATAAAGGAACAACCGGATGGAGTTGGTCAATGCAAACTGGCGGCTATTCCAAAGAATCTGTATCCGAAACTGGGGTTAATACATGTAAGCTTACACGAGATTCGGTAAAACAATCCGGATGGTCTGTAATACAGTTTTCTTATATTGGACGCACAAAATGGGAGGCTGACACTAATTATACCGTATCCGTAGATGTCAAAGCAAGTGTTTCTACATCGATGAATCCAGGCTTTAGACATGGTGACAGTTCAAACATGTTGATACAATCATGTAAAGCCGTAAACAACAAAACAGTTGCGAATGTATGGACAAAACTGGTATGGGTTGTAAAATCAGCAGCAACATTGCCTAGCGGAACTTCACAGAATACATATTTTACCGGAATGAACAGTAATGTTGGGGTCTCATATCAGTTTAAAAACCTTAAGATCGAAAAAGGCAATACGGCAACTGACTGGACTCCAGCACCTGAGGATTATGTGTCTTTTGTTGACGTGGAGTATTATCTTTCGACATCGCCGACTTCTCTTTCTGGAGGATCATGGTCGACGACAGCGCCGACATGGGTTAATGGAAAGTATATGTGGAGCCGTACGGTAACAACGGACGGAGCTGGTAACAGAACGTATTCGCCAAATCAAAATGGAGTTTGCATTGCAGGAGCACAGGGAGCAACCGGAGCCAAAGGTGATAAAGGAGATACTGGAGGGACTGGTGCAACCGGTAAAGGCGTTAAATCTATTGTAGAACAGTATTACAAATCAACGTCAGCAACAGCCATGTCCGGCGGATCGTGGAGCACGACTTATCCTGGATGGGAGAACAGTAAATATATTTGGACGAGATCAGTGATTACCTATACTGACAACACGACTTCAACGACAACAGCAGTTTGCGTCACGGGAAGTAAAGGAGATAAAGGTGCAACCGGAAGTAAAGGAGATAAAGGTGAGAAAGGTGAAGCTGATATTAAGTGTTACAAGCTGACGGGTGGCTCAAATCAGCTCGTATGGTCTAAACTTGGAACTCTTATATCAGCAGGGAATAATAGTAATTTTATTATTAATATCTATACCGGAAGCGGATATAACGGACAAGCACAACAGAACTCTCAAGCCGAAATCGTAATCAAAGATGGATGGCAAGCATCGGCTTCAACAACTTCAGCATTTGGAGTTAGTGTAACCAGACAAAACTGCGATGACTTGAAAGTTCAAGTACGAGCAACAGCCTCAAACAAATGTGATGTATGGGTATATTTACCTTGGGCATATAGCTGGGGGACATATACGATTGCAGGAAAATATACATCTTGGGAAACATCATCTACAACTCAGACTACCGAGCCAATAACTGGAACATTACAGGATTTGGCATATCGTATGAATTCAGAAAATGCAGCCAAAACAGCAACCAACTTTATGGAGTTTACTTCTGGAAATGGTTTACAAATTGGAAACAAAACTGATGGCTCTTGGTCTGGTTATCGAACCAAAATTTCGGCATCGGCGTTTGAAATAATAAATCAGGCAGGAATAACTCTTGCATATTATGGTGATAAGTTGATCCAGCTCGGAAAAAATACAAAAGATTCGGTTATTGAGTTGTGTGGCGGTCTTGGAAAAATACAATCTAAACAGTATTCCGGATATCAAGCATGTGAAATGTCAAGTGACTATGTAGCATTAAGAAGTACTCACCAAGCAGTATTAACCAGCAGTACTTCAACCGGTAATTGTATGGTATCGGCGGCAGAAAATACATTCGGAGCGACAGCCACTACTACCGATAGCACTGGAAGAACGACAAAGCAAGGTGATATTGATATATCAGATGGCGTTGTTGAATTTTCATCTATTCGAAATGGATATGATTGTACTGTTGGTGTTTATGCTGGTGGATGGTCTGGAGGAACATACAGGGGATCATTTTCCCCATCGAAAGGTTATACCGAAAAAGTATTGCTTGGTGACAATGGCGCTGGACAGTTATGGGATAGATTGATGGCTAAAAATGCAACACAGATAATGTCAGATAGAAAAGCAAAATATGATATTAAGCCATTGGGTGCAGATACGGAATCACAAATAGCGACCATGAGCCTCGACTCGGAACATTCCAACGCCAATCCTGTGGATATTCATTCAGAACTCTTTGATCGGCTTCAGCCAGTACAATATAAAATGGTGAATGACGATCAACGAATTCGTTTCGGATTTGTGGCACAAGATGTCGTGGATGCTATGAAAGAGCTTGGAATTCGTGAAGATGAGCTGGATTTGGTACATCACGATCAACGAGTGACAGAAAATGGCTACAATGACACATATGGGATGGTATACACAAACTTGATAGCGCTTATTACACACGAACTTCAGCTCGAAAAGCAAAGAAGATCGAATCTTGAGTTAGAGGTCGCAGATCTAAGAAGTGAACTTGAAACCATGAGGGATAATCTCTCTGGGAATACAAATTAATTTTAGGAGGACAGAACTATGGCAGAAGTAAAAGCAACTTACACAAAGGATATTCATTATTCGGGTATTATTACTGTAGATGGCGAAACAGTAATATCTATGGACGCAAACATGGACGCAAAACATCCAGATGTGCCGATCATTAACCGATACATCAATAATGGCAGAAAATATAGAGCAAATAAGTCTACTATTGATGATATTGTTGATAAATTTGAAAATGATATCTGGACTGAATATGATGAATATATTGCAAAGCTAGAAGCAGAAAACACAAACACTGTATCGAAATAATTTAATACATATTCTTTACATACCATTTCCGCTCGCCCCATTCATATATTAAATATATTTGGTGCATTTGATAATCTATCTCGCATTCACAAGTAAATTGAATATATGTTATATACTTTACTTGTGTCTTCATTGTTACAGGAATAGAGCCATGTTCTTTATATCTAAAATACAAAGGCATGACTCTTCCTTCTGTATCGAAAGACGCAATTACTGGCACTGGTATTAGATTTTGTTTATTATACATACAATCATCTCCCTTACTATTAATTTACCATATTATCAATTATTGTCAAGGGATGATATAAAATAGAAAGGAGGGAGTAATGAGCAAAAAGTTAAATGAACAAGGTTTATCTCATTTATTGTTAAAATTGAAGTCAATATTTGCTACAAGATAACATTCTCATACAAAATCAGAAGTAGGTCTTTCAAAAGTAGATAACACATCCGACGCGGAGAAATCTGTAAAATATGCTGCTATTGCTACATTGCCGGAAGTATATACACTGGAGCCGTAGAATCAGGTTATAATGGAAATCCGAGCGAATTTGGAGCTAAATTATACGAATTAATCAACAAATAAGAAAAATATTGTTGTATTTTCCAAACTCAGAAACGAGGTGAACTAATTAAATGGATGAAAACTTTATCTTAAACGAAAATTACACAGTGTCTCCAATGAGTGATCAACATTCTACAGCCACTATTTCAGAGAAGATCGTAGATGTATCAAATATTGGTACATTCGTCATGGGAGAACATAATTCTTCCATGATCACTTTTCAGATTGATCGATATTATGATGGTGTCGATCTGTCTGATAAGAAAATTAAAATTGTATATAAAAATAGCAATGGTATTTACGAATCAGATGATACAGAAATTTGCAATGTAAAATATTCTCAAAAGTCTCTACGCTTTTCGTGGATTGTTTCGAGTAATGTAACACAAACATCAAAATTCGTTGCATATGTTTGTTTTGTTTCTGATGATTATTTAATGAAAACAGAAAACTTTACAGTTCTGGTAAAATCATCTTTTGATCCATCTGCAAGTGAACCGTCTGCCAACTGGTTTGTAACAATTGAAGGAAAGCTTGAGAAAATCGAAAAAGATATTGCAAATAATCATGTATATGATTGGGCGAAACAACCTGAGAAACCAATTTATACTCCTGAAGAGATTGGTGCAGAAAAAGCTGGCACATCCGATGGGATATTTAGAAGTTCTATGAAATATACAGATGGAGAAATTTCAAGATTAGAAAATACGGTAATTCCTAATAACGTAGCTAATATAGAACAAAAAATCACATACCTTAATCAGTCTGTAATTAATTTGCAAGATGTTAAAGCAGAAAAAGTACATACTCATCTTGTCACAGATATTACAGATTTTCCAACAAGCCTTCCAGCAAGTGATGTGCATGATTGGGCAAAAGCAGAAACAAAACCGACCTATACCCATGAAGAAGTTGGCGCACTCTCCTCTTCTACTCATATTCCGTCTACATTAGAAGAAATGACGGATGATCAAAATCATCGAACCGTGTCTGATATCGAGAAAGAAACATGGAATAACAAAAGTGAATTCTCAGGTGAATATTCCGATCTAAAAAATATCCCAGAAATTAAACAATTAACAGATGAATTAAAAGCGAAATATGATGCGGCATCTGATATGGCTACCAAGAATCAATCGGATATTACTACAAAATTAAATAAATCTGGGTACACGGCTCATCAATGGTTACAAACAGATGAAAATGGAAACATCGTCGCAGGTGAGAAACCTACATATACACCTTCGGAGGTATCTGCTCTTCCAGACACAACACATATTCCATCAACACTAGCAGAAATGACAGAGGACGATGAACACAAAACAATCACATCTGCTGAACGTGAAAAATGGAATGCAAAAAGTGATTTCTCTGGTAGCTATAATGATTTAACAGATGTTCCAGAAATCAAACAATTGACAGATGATCTAAAAAAGAAATATGACGATTCTTCTGTTCTATCTACTGAGAATAAAGCTGCATTAGATACCAAACTCAATAAATCAGGATTTACTGCAAATCAATGGATGCAGACGAACGAAAACGGACAAGTTATTGCTGGAGAAAAGCCAATCTATACACCATCTGAAGTAGGTGCAGCTCCTGTGAATCACAATCATAATACATTATACGCTACAAAATCATCTGAACATACTCATACAAATAAAAGTGTTTTGGATACTATCACACAAGAGCTTGTGGAGTCTTGGAATAACAAAACAGAGTTAATGGCAGAAGTGTCAGATGATGGAATTCTTGATTTACAGTTTTAGGAGGTATTTATATGGCAGAAAAGGTTTTTAATTCATATCCTCTAAAAACAACGATTGAAGAAAAGGATCTAGGAATTTTATGGAATACTGCATCATCTGATGTAGAAAATTTTACAATGGAAAAATTAGCACAATTTATGATAAAGAAAATGGAAGCCAATATGTCAGTCGATGAAAATGGTATATTAACATTATGACTTGGAAGGGGGACGTATGAGTACAAATATAAAAAAAGTAAAAATTCTTGGTGTTATACACGATATAGAAGATGCTCAAGCTCGCACAGATATCGGCACAATTAAAAATAATATTTCTACATTGCAAAGTACTGATACATCTATAAAAAAAGATGTTAGTGCTGCGAAAACAAATATTTCTAATTTACAAACAAATATGTCTACGGCGCAAGGAAATATTAGTACAATTCAAAAAAACATATCTACACTTCAAGGAAGTGTTACGTCTAATCAAGGAAATATCACAACGTTGCAAAAAGATGTTTCCACAGCAAAAACTAATATTACGTCTATTCAAAAAGAAATTGCGGATTTAAAATACTCTGCTATTTTAATTACAAGCTTTACAAATAACAAAAACATTGTAGAAATGGGATCGACTGTAACTTCTGTTGCATTAAATTGGACAACTAATAAGACACCTACTACACTAACGCTTGATAACGCGTCTATTGACAAGTCCTTAAAAACAACCACATTGTCAAATCAAACAATTAAATCTAATAAAACATTTACTTTAAAAGCTATTGATGAGCGAAATGCTGCAGCAACAAAAACGACAGCCATTACTTTTTATAATGGTATTTATTATGGTGCTGCTGCTTCCGCTACTATTGATAGCTCTTTTATTTTGAAATTAACCAAATCTTTACAATCAACAAAAGCAAAAACATTTGATTGTACAACTGGATCAGGACAGTATATTTGGTTCTGTGTTCCAACAAGATATGGCACTCCGCTATTTAACGTCGGCGGCTTTGATGGCGGATTTTCGAAAATGTCTACATTACAATTCAAAAACGCGAGCGGCTATACAGAAAGTTACGATGTATATAAATCCGATAATGCCAATCTTGGTAGCAAAACAGTGAAAGTTTCATAGGGAGGAATATTATGGCTAAATATAATGGATCTGTCGAATTAATTTCTGGACTAAAACAAGCAAATAATCAAGACTTCCCTCTTGTTGATGCAAGTGCAGTCCAGGTAAACGATAATGGAGACAGATTAGATAAAGTATTAAATGAAAAATTAAATAAATCAGAGATTGGAAATTATAGTTCTGCTTCGGTTTCTACTACTACCCCTGTCTCTGACAATACACAGATATGGATTAATCCAGAGGACGAAGAAAACTTTTCTGTTCCGGAAATTAAAGATGATACTGTAAATGCCACAGATACGTGGAGTTCTAGAAAGATTGATCAGGAGCTTTCCTCACTAAAGAGTAATATAGATAGTAACACAGCAAACATAAAAAATAACAAGATTTCTGTCGATACAAGCTTGAAAATTTCTGGTAACGCTGCGGATGCTAAAGTTACAGGAGACGCAATTAACTCGCTCAAGGAAGATTTAATCAATAATATATATCCGTTAAACTGGACTGATAGAATGTGGATAGATAAAAATGGGAAATTTAATGCTCATCCAACAAGTAAGGCAACGGATTATATTAAAATCCCAGAATGGTTTGATTTGATTACTATAATATCCAGTAACATAGAGTTATATTGCGCGTGGTATGATAGTAATAAAAAATTTATTTCGCATCCTAATATTGTGGTCGGCGAAAATAATATTTTAAAACCATATAATGCAGCATATATAGCATTAACATGTAATGAAAGTCATTCTTTGGTGATGAAGAAGTTTGATTCTTCTCAAATAAAAGATTTTACGAATATTAAAAAGAAAGATGGTATAAGACCAATATCAAATACAGCACAAGAAGTATATAATCCAAATCCAAGCTATGAAGGATATAAAATGCCGGCTGGATCGTTGGGAAATTTTGCTGCGTTATACGACGTATCAGAATATGCTGGAGAAACAGTGGAATTATACGGAACAGAAATGGGGTATATTTTACAATTTTCTGATTCACCAAAGCCGAGTACATATATAGGTTATAAAAAAAATGCAGATAAAAAATCTATATATAAAGTGGAGATAGATTCAAATGCAAAATATCTTACAGTAAATCTTTTTGGTGATGCAATTACTTTGAAAATGAAGACATCAGAAAGTTATGCTACAAAAGGAGAATTAGAAAAGAGTATACCATCAGCAAGTAAAAAAATATGGTGCGCTATTGGCGATAGTATTACCCAAGGATCAGGAGCAAGCTCTTACTCGAATAATTATTACTGGAAATTGCGGAGTAAACTCATTAATGCGGAAGCTATACAAGGAAGTTATAATTTTGGAAGCGGCGGTTCTAGCAGTGAAAGTATCTGCGCATATTGTGGAATGAAAGGATTGTATATTACAGATGCAATTTCTATTCCAGCAAGCGATGCTGTACAAATTAAGCTTAATAAATCCGTAAAAGATGCAGCAAATAATGTAGATTATTGTAATCCGTGCTATTTATCTGGGGTAAAAGGAAATTTAGCCTACTCAAATGGAGCTTATACATTCAAAAGAAGCGAAGAGGGAATTGAAATAAGCGTAGCATCTGGAACTGCATTGATTACAAATGCAGGGAAAAAATGCTTGTCTGCGGAAGTATTAACGATTTTTGTTGGAACAAATGATAAGGTTGACGATAACGTACATAGCATTGATACATCTGTCAATAATACGAGTCAGTTATCAAAATTAAGTAAAAATGGTAAATATATTGTGATCACACCATATGTAAATAGTGTGTCTGATGATTATAGAAATAAGATGTTTGATACTTTTGGGCAGAGATGTATAGACATGTATAAATATTTTTCGGAGCAAGCCGTATACGATGCAATAACGAAAGGCTTGTTATCAACAGGTGAACAGTCAGACTGGAAGACTCTGTTGTTAACGGATGGCGTACACCCGAATAATATAGGACACCAATTGATATGCGACAAAATATTTGAGAGAATGCAGATTTTGGGATATTTCTGATTAACTAAAGAGGGTGAAAGGTAACTACCGATACCATTCTATGCATTTCAGATGGTATCGGTAGCATTGGAAAACGATCAGAAATAGGTCGCCCTGTATTTCCACATTTATTTAGGCATAGCGTTGCCACTGATATGATTCAAAGAAAGGTTCCAGTAACAGTTGTTCAGAAATTATTGGGACATGCTAGTGTTAATACGACTCTAATTTATGCTAAAATGTTAGATACAGATGTTAAAGATTCTCATACAAGAACAGTAGTATAATATTGCAAATATAAAACAAATTATTTGTTTTGCAATGCATTTAATTCCTCAAATAACTTAACTATATTACTCTTTAGTGAGGAAGGCTGTTCTTCTATCATTGAGAGAATATAAAATAAAATCGAGGTTAATGTGATGCAAAAATTTATTGATGGATTTCTTAATGTAATTATTGGCAAATTATCGAATGAAGATTATGATTTCGTACAAAAAGAATTATCAATTTATGTAAATGATTATGATATTTCAGAGAAATGTACAGAAATTAAAATCAAGGATGACTACTTTCCTACCTTCTATCAAGATTATTTTGTAAGTAAAAAAGTATCTGGTCTTAGCCAGAAAACCTTGTGTTTGTATAAAATGTATCTAGATAATTTCTTTATTACAATCAGTATGCCTATCAAAAATATAACTACAAATGACATATTGGTATATTTATATCAGACACAAAAAATCAGAAAAATTTCAGATAGAACATTGGACAATAGACGAGCTGTAATCAATGGATTTTTCGAATGGGCAGTTGATGAACATCATATTCAGAACAATCCATGTAAGACAATAAAGCCAATAAAATATTGTAAAAAGAGAAGAGTTCCATTGACAGATTTTGAATTAAAAAAGATTCGAAATGCTTGTTCTAGCATTAGAGAATCTGCATTAATTGAGTTTTTATATAGTACTGGGTGTAGGGTAAGTGAGCTTGAATCTATGAATATTTGTGATATTAATTTTGATAGTGGTGAAGTTATTGTAAGAAATGGAAAGGGCAAAAAGGAACGAAAAACTTACTTGACAGAGAAAGCTAAAGATCTGCTAGTAGAATATTTAAATTCAAGAAAAGATAATAATGAAGCATTGTTCGTATCTATGCGAAATCCATATAATCGACTTTTAAAACCAGCAATCGAATATTTGATCAAAGCAATCAGCAAAAAAGCCGGACTAACTAGACATGTATTTCCTCATTTGTTCAGGAATACTCTTGCAACCAACATGCTAAAACACGGAGGAGATATTACAAGTATTCAAACAATTCTTGGACACTCCAATATTCAAACTACTTTAATCTATGCGCGACAAGATGATCGAAAAGTCAAAAAAGATCATGCGCGGTGCATAGCGTAACTTATGAAACTGTTCTTTCATCGGGAAAATGAGGTGTAAAAAAGCCTTATTTCACTGTATTTTTATATTTTAACAAAGGAGGATAATCTTTGAAAACCTTTAATTACGCATTAACAAAAATAAAAGATCCAAAAACCAAACAGTGGAAAAATATTCCTGTTCTAAAAGGTGAATCCGCATATGAGATCGCTGTTAGATTGGGAACATTTTCTGGTACTGAAGAAGATTATAATAACGATATTATTAATATTAGTGTTATGCGAGATATCATGAACAAAACGCCACATGCTACTACTGCAAAAAAATATTACAATTTAAAAAGAACTGGAAAAGTATATCAGACAAAAGTATGGAAATTTGCCACAAATCCAACTACTACTTGCGAAAAATTGCTAGATAACGCAGGGCTTGAATTCATCCCATCTACTGACACAGTTGAAGGGAAAGATGATTATTTAAACGGCGATCATCCTCTTTTCGAATGGGTATATTGCAATTATAAAAGAAATGATGATGGTACTCCGTATCCAATCGCAACAGAATTTGATTCTAATTATGCCGAATCTGGTTCAGTAGATGTCGGTGCAATGCAAATGTCTTTTTACTGGAATTGGGATGCAAGCAACCCAGCATACGATCTTGTTACGATTTCTGATATGCCAAATGAAAAATATGGATTAAAACCATGGACAGAATGTGTTGGTTCAGATGGAACCATTTTACCATATTGTATTGGGTCTGCATTTTTTTCTGGTACAGCTTCTGATGGTCTTCTGCACTCACAGCCAAATATTGAACCTCAAAAATATCAATCATATAATAATATTATGACGAATTATCCCAAAAAAGGGAAGGGATATAAAGGTGCTGGCGTAGAGAGAAATACTTTTGGTATTATTTTTGATATTATAAAAGGAGCAAACAAAAGTTCACAAAAGATTCATTCTGGCTGTACCAATTATAATTTGCAATATAATGCATCTATTGTTAGTGATGATCCACATGATTATTTCCCTGTCACCAATGCTCAAGCAACAAATTTGGTTGTTGGTTCTATTGTATCTGTTGGATACGGATCAATTAATGGTACTTCTGTAAATAACGACAGAGGTGTAACTACTATGCATAAATATGTGAATAACAAACGTATTTCTAAAATAGAAACATTAGATAGCAACAATAAAGCAATATATTTTGAAGGAAATATTACACCATTTAATACTGCCAAAGTTAAATTAAATGATACATTATCTGCAAATGTTATAATTTCTACAATGCCATGGTATTCTGGTACTACTAAAAATGTTATCGGAAAACATGATGGTTCGTTTATTTCTAATACCAGTGGGAAATATCCATATCGAGTACAAGGTAGAGAATATGCTGTTGGTGGATATAGTGTTGCATCAAATGTTGTAATGATTTTTAAGAGTGATTACAGTAAATATGTTTATGTAGCTCAAAAAGGTGTTACAAGAACGTCTGATGAAGCAAAGATTAAATCAACATATAAATTGATTGGCAATATTCCAGGCAATGATGGTACTGACTTCTGGATTGGCGATACTGGTGTTGATGTTGAAACGGGTGGAACTTATCCAAAAATAATTGGATCTAGTGATTCTCAAGGAACTGGTGATAGATGTTATGCTGGAGGTAAAACAACATCTGGAACCAGAGAATATTTACAGGGCGGTAATCTCAGGAATGGTTCGAACACTGGTTCTTCCTACGTGGCTTGCAGGAACAGGCTTTCTACTGGGAACTGGAACTACCTCGGCGCTAATTGTATAATACAATTATTTTTTTTGTATCACATTTCGTATTCGAAAAGAATATTTAGTTTTAGAACTAACGTAGGCAGATGCCTAAAATTATTTTTATAGACCAACTTCGCTTACACAGGAGGCGCTATTTTTATAATAGTGGGGCTTAGTAGTTTTAATACGAAAAGCCTTTTAAATACAATCAAAAAAAGTATTATAGGTGATTATTATAAAAAAATATTGTAAAACTATTGACATAACAGACAGAACATTAATAAGTAAGGCAACTTATAAATGTTTGTCAAATAAATATAAGAGAAACGATACTTTAAATCTATTCTCTGATATATCTGGTTTATCAAAAAATCAGCTGTATTATATCCATAGACACTATGGTAAGAAAACATTATTCCCGATTGTTGAAATATTAATTAATATCATTCAAACAGAATTACTTAAAGAAGATATACATTTTATACCAATTTGGTATAAAGATAAAGTTGATCCATCATCTAGGAAAATAAGACATATCGGAATTCAAAATGTAAAACAACAAATATATGATTATATAGCAATAGAAGGTTTGAAGCCATTCTTTTGTAGAATTGGCGTACATCAATATGCTTCTATTAAAGGTAGAGGACAAATTGCTGGCGCAAGACAAATATCAAGATGGATGCGAAACAAATCTTTAAAATATTATGCAAAATTAGATATTAAGAAGTGCCATCCTAGTATCCCTCAAGATAAATTAATGCAATTTCTTTCAAAACATATTAAAAACAACATGCTGCTATGGTTGATACAAAAATTAATTGAAACATTTGATGAAGGTGGCTTATCTATTGGATCTTATTTATCTCAATTCTTATGTAATCTATATCTATCTCAATTATATCATAATATTGGACATTATCATAAAATACGAAAACACAAAAATGGTACAATAGAGAATGTCCGTTTGGTGTCTCATCGCTTATTTTATATGGACGACATTCTTTTCCTTGGAACTTCTCTAAAAAATATTCAACAAGCAATAAAATATATTATCAAGGATGCAGCTGAAATCGGCTTAAAAATCAAAGAAACTTGGTTTACCAGAAAAATTTCATGGAAAGATAGAAAACATGAAACAGATTTTATTGATATGATGGGAATAAGAATATATAGGACTCATTTAACAATTAGAAAAAGGGTATTTAAAAGAATCAGAAGAGTTTGTATCAGATTATATAGGTTCTGGAAACTTCATCAAAAAATTCCTATTCACCTAGCAAGAAAGGCAATTTCGTATTATGGCCTGATTAAAAATACAAATAGTTATAAAATCAAGAAAAAGTATCATGTTAATAAAATAATACAACTAAGCAAAGGAGTGATAAGAAATGAAAGCACGTTTTATGTCGGAGCAGCCTTCTGTCAAAGTTATTGAATCAGACAATTATTTTTATGTTTTTATTTGCCTTAATGGGGAAGCAAAAACTGAATTAACAGAACAGGATAATAACACAGAAACTCAATCATATATCGAATACGATTATGAAGAATTAGTAATTCAAAAAGATGATCCAGTATATGATATTGAAGATATTAAAGCACATCCAGAATTGTATATTGGAATCAATGATAATCTAAGTGTTTTGAAAAACAAAAAAATTGCAGAATCGAAAGAAATATTAGAACAATATTTGGCTAGTCATCCATTATTTTCTACAGCCAAATATCCAAAAGGAAGATATTATACCGTAACAGGTGAAAAGCAAAGACAGCTCACTTCTAAGATGGCAATGTATAATATTTATACTCAACAAAATAAACAGTATGATTTGCTAAAATGGAACGATACAGGAAATATATGTGAACCTTGGACAATTGAAGAATTAACTCAACTGTCAATGGAAATCGATGCGTATATTACTCCTCTTGTGTCTAAGCAGCAATCATATGAAGTTGCGATCAAAGAAGCTCAAACGGAAGATGAGTTAAATAATATCGTATTTTCTATTAAATAATGAGGTGTTTGAATGAACAAATTAAAACTTTTATACACTTCTCTTCTTTGTCATATCTTCATTTTTTTATTTTCTGGATCAGTTTATTACGGTATAGAAGTCCTCTTTAAAAAATCTCATACATCACATTGGTCTATGTTCTTACTCGCAGGTTTTGCGGGTTTATTTTTTATTGATGGTTTAAATGACATGTTATCATATGATATGGATTACTTGCTGCAAATTTTAATCTGTACTATTGTTATCACTGCAGGTGAATATGTAGTCGGTATTACTCTTAATCAGAATTATACTATATGGGATTACAGAAACATGCCATTCAACATTGGTGGACAAGTATGTCTGCCGTTTTGTTTTATATGGATGTTTTTGTCTGCGATTTTTATTCCATTTTTAGACTGGGTAGAATGGGCAATCTTTGATCATAAACAATCTGAAAAACCTTATTATAAGATTTTCGGAAAAACAGTTTTTACATTTAAATAATTTGATGGGAGGTATCTATATTGGTATCTCCCATTTTTTATGTTGGAGGTGATTTTTGTGACAGAAAAAGAATTCGTTGAAAAAATAGGTAAGCTCGCCGCCGAAGATATGAAGACAAGTGGAATTTTAGCATCAGTTACTACTGCCCAGGCTTGCTTGGAATCTGGATACGGAACAACAGAATTGGCAAAGAATGCAAATAATTTATTCGGAATGAAAACAAGTCTTTCTGGCAACACATGGACTTCTGCTTGGGATGGAAAGAGTAAATATACGAAGAAAACAAATGAGCAAACCAAAGATGGGAAAGTTTATGTTGTAACTGCTGATTTTCGAAAGTATGCAGATATCCTGACTAGCATCAAAGACCATTCCTGTTATCTCAATGGAGCGATGAATGGAAAAGTAAAAAGATATGCTGGTTTAGCTGGTTGCAAAGACTACAAAACGGCAGCGCAGTTAATTAAAAATGGCGGATATGCAACAGATATAAAATACGTTGACAAATTATGTAGTTTAATCGAACGCTGGAATTTGACTCGTTTTGATAATTTTGAAAAGGAGAATGATAATATGAATATTATAGACGTTACAAATGCAAGCAGACCTTATATCCCACAATGGGGAAATCAAAAACAATATATTATAGTTCATTACCTTGGAGTAGCAGGACAGAATAATAAAATTAATTCAGATGGATGTGGCGCGCATTACTATATTTATTGGGATGGTACGATTTATAAAGCAGCAGACCATAATGCTATCCTTTGGCAAGTAGGCACTGCAGGATACTATACTCAAAAACATCCATATGCAAGGAATAGTAACTGTATCGGAATCGAGATGTGTCCTAAGTGTGATGGATCTGGAAAATATGCAGAAGATCCAACATGGTATTTTACAGAAGCAACGCAAAATGCTTGCGTACAATTAGTAAAATATTTGATGGGACAACTTGGTGTAGGTGCGGATCATGTACTTAGACATTATGATGTTGTTAACAAATATTGTCCTGCTCCATATGTTACTAACAATAAATATAAAACTTCTTGGACATGGAGCGAATTTAAAGCAAAGCTAGGTTCTACTTCTACTCCTACTGTTGCACCGTCCACACCAGCACAAACAAAAACATATAAAGTTGGTATGTATAAGGTAAATTGTGATCTTCATATCAGATCGGATGCAACTGTTAATTCAAAAGTTGTCAATACTATTCGAGATCATGGCGAGTATACTATAACAGAGATTAAGAATAATTGTTGGGGTAAACTAAAATCTGGAGCTGGCTGGATCAATGTTTCGGATGAATATTGTACGTATGTTGGTGTAGTAGCCACTGCAAATAAACCAGTGCCTAAACCAACCGTAAAGCCAGCTACACCTGTATACAAAGTAGGAAAATATAAAGTTAATTGTGATGCTTTAACAATTAGAAGCGATGCATCCAGCAAGGCAAGCGCAACTGGAAGCATTCGTGACAAAGGAACTTATAATATCACTGAAATCAAAAATACATACTGGGGTAAGCTAAAATCAGGTGCAGGTTGGATTTGCATTGACAAAGATTTTTGTACCTATGTCGGTGTTTTGGATAAGCATAGCACTGTTGTAAATAAAGAATTTCAAATTGCAGTTAAGGAAAATGGCATCAGAGTTCGTGCTTCTGCTGGTCTAAGCGCTAGAATTGCTATTGGTTCTTGCCCTATTGGAACATATACTATCACAGAAACAAAAACTGCTGATGGATATACATGGGGTAAATTGAAATCTGGTGCAGGATGGATAGCAATTGAATGCTGTGTTAGATTATAATAAATACATGCGTGAAATAAGAAAAGCCACCCTCATCAGGCAGCCAGAAAAGAAATTTTTCTTTTTTCACCATCATATGAAACAACCGTTTCATCAGTGCAAAAATAGTATATCATATAAGATAAAATGATGCAATAATTTTATGGGGAATATCAATTAATTTTGGTATTCCCCATTTTTTTACGCTTTTTTATTATTTTTTTGTATTTTTAGGTACGTTTCAGGATATCTGTATTGTAGTATATCCATAGCTTTTATCATATTTTTTTCTATTATGTGTACCATACCCTTTAATTCGCTATATGAAATATAATCGCTGTCAATTTGATCGACAATATATTTTATTTTATCGACCCAATAATCCTCTATTGGTTTTTCTTTTGTTTTAATATACTTATAGCATTGTGGCATATAATAAAAATCATTTCTTCTGATGTCTTGACAAATTTGTTGCATGAAAGCATTAAATCCTCCTACAGTTAATCTTCTAACTTTGTCAGAATTCTTAAAATATAAGTCAATATAATATTCAATTTTAGGATAATACTTTTTATCTAATTCAGAATACCTCTTTCCTTTAGGCGGTATATTCCTACTGCTACTATGTGCATAATTTTGGCTTATTAATTTTTGTTTTTCAACTTCATATTGACCGTTAATTATTTTACTTACATTACAAGGTAAAATATGATATTGCTTCGCAAGTTTGTTTATACCGTTATCTTTTGTATACTCTGATCGAATTCTTTCAATTAATTCCGAATCAATTTGTTTCGCCGTTTTGCATACAAAAATATCAGATATTTGTATATCTAAAAATAATAATATATGAATTGTTCTAAGTGGATTCGCTTTATTTGAGAATATATTACTCATTGCTTTTATTTGACAAGCTTCCTTTATGTTATTGTCAGATAAATATTGTTTAAAATTATCTAAAAATACCGACTTATGCTGGAGCCACGAAAGCTGATTGATATATTTCTTTTGAACTAACTTCCTGTAAAATACGTCAAACATCGTAACACCGTTCTTAAGACTCTGTTTTCTTACTACCAATTGATATAGGTATTTTGCAGCCTTGATTTCACCGATAGTTCCCATATCATATGAATAATCATCATTAATGCAATTTTCAGCCGTTAGAAAATTTATTATTCTTGAATTGTTAACATGAACCGATGAATCTTTGAGTTTACATCCATGAATTACACAAACATTAATTTCTGGAATTTGATGAAAAGCATTCCAATATGTTTCGTGATATTGCTCTCGATTTTCTTTTGCACATAATGGACAATATTTTAGAAATATTTTTTGATGTTTATGTTTTGGTCTTGGGGAAAGGTATTCTAAAAAACTTTTGTCATTTGATATGAGCTTTCTCAACGCATTTTCTTTATCCGATTCGTTTAGAAATACAGACCAGTAAAAAAGCATAGTATGGTTATAGTATAAATCATTAATAATATAATTTTTCGATATAAAAGAACGTAGTACATCACTTGGTTCGTTTATATAAAATATTTCGATGTATTCATTCGGTCGTTTAAACACGATTTCTTTAAAAGATTGATTACTCTGTACATTTATATCTTGTTTCAATCTTGAATATATGCTATAAAACAATTCATAGTCATATATTTTAGGAAAATAATTTAACATATTTCTACCTCTTCAACAGTAAAAGTATTTTTAATAAGAGTTAAGAGATCATAGTTATTAGATTGTGAATAATTGTATAAGTCAGCAATATTAACACTATCCGAATGATGAATTGTTATTTCTTTATGTGGTTTATTGACTGTTTGACTATTTTTCTTTTGCACTTTTCCTACTTGCATAGACATCATCCCATTGTATGACGCATTAAAAATATCAATACTTAATTTCTCTGTGTTACTCATAATGGCTAATTCCTGTGCTCTATAAAATAATGATACAACAGTTGACGTCACTCCGTTTGAATGAACATACAACCAATTTATAAATTTTTCTGATGGTTCTGTGTATTGTTGCACATATTGAAATTTTAATAGATTTTTGCAAAAATGTATAAAATCATCATCATAATCAGTTCGTAAATATCGCAAGCCTATTGTCCTTCGTTCCAGATGTGGTGCGCTTTCAAACCAATGTAGACATTCTGGTGTTCCAACCATGCATACACTAATTCCACTACTATTTATAATCTGTGTTAACGCCCCAATAAGTTTATCACCATTTTTATTATTAACTACATTTTGAATCTCATCAACAATAAGTACCCCAACATGATTTAAACATATTTGGCTAACAAAACCGATTAGTCTATCCGTAGTATACCGTTGTGCTATCTGTAAATAATCTCCATCCAATGTAGCATCAAGAATACGAACGATTTCTAACAATAGACTTTTTACAGAAGAGTCAAATGGGCATTGCACAAGTACAAAAGGAGCAATTCGTTGATATGGGTCTATTGTTTCGATAAAATGATTTCCGCAAATCAATGAGATCGCTCTGGTAATAGCACTACTCTTCCCTATGCCAGAAACTCCAATGATTGTAAACGAATCAGCACCACCTATAATACCATTATACGTTTGTATGGTGTTTGTTGTATTTTCGATTCTTTGCTGTTTTACCATCATATCATTTTCTTTTTTCTTAATCGACCTGAGTAATGCCATATACAATTTATTATATACATCAACAGATAATTGTGATGGAATATAAATATCATATAATTCTGATAACGCCAGAAGACGAGTTGGCATTGTTTCATTGGCAATGTTTATATTATAGTTTGGTAATATCTTCAGTCGTTCTACTAATTCGTTCTCACATAAAAAATCAGGCAATTGTGAAAGTAATTTACCGTTCATCTTTTAACTCCTCCCCTAGCAATTAACTCGATCTCATTCATCAAATCAATTTTCGCCTGTCTTGCATTATTTTGTTCGGAACGTAGTGTTGTTTTGCTCTGTTCTTTGATCTGCTCCACTTCATCCAATTTTCTATTCTTATATCTGCTTTCAACCAATTCAAACGAAATAAAATCGCCCTTCTCTACTGTCCATACTACAGATACATCATCCGGATCGTAAGCAACCTTAATATTGCCGCCTTTTAAGAATCTCTCAGCACAATCATCCCGTTTATACCGCATCCCGTTTACCACTAGACCTCTCCTAGTGAATGTCCCAATGGTACGTGGGAGCAGATATAGGATTATTTTCGCGGTGTCATGCGGGAATGAAATTAAATTTGCGCCTGGTTGCAGTCTTCCCCATTCCCATAAACTGGCTGCATATGGCTTTACTCCATCATGAATCATAGATTGTGTGTAAGGGAATCGTTCTATGAGCCGTTGACTGTTATAGTAAATGATACAGCGTAAGATGATCTTCTCAAAATCAAACATCGTCAAGCAAGCATCTAGTCTGTAATCTCTTGCACCTCGTTCCTGGAAGTCCGGATCAATCACACCTTTGCCCTTGAGAAGTGGTTTATACATGGATTGGATGATGTCAAAGAATTTCTCTACAGCACCTTTCAGCTCTGGTCTGTATGGTGGAAGATTTACCATAGTCACGCCTGTTTCTGTGATCTGCGCAAAGGATTCTGATGTATACTCCCTTCCCATATCAGTGATAAAGATGCCAGGTAACTCTTGCACGTTCCACTGGGATTTGTCTAATGGGATACCAAACTTTCTGCACCATTCTGTTTTATCGGTAAGGATATTTTGGAGCAGATGGCATAAACTCTTTGTGTCGTTATTCCATGAGAGAACATAGCCATAACACATACTGCTGTAAGCATCAATGCAAGTGGTTAAGATCGGACGACCTTTTAAGGTACCTGTTTCGTCTATAAGGTAGATATCACATACGGTGGAATCAAACATACCAGTGCCGATATTGGTTGCAAATTCACGGATACCATCTCCTAGCAAGGGACGATTGTTCCGCTGGTAATTTGACAGTCCATCTCTGGAAATATAATAAGTTTGGAGCTTCTTAGTCTTCCGGTAAAAGTATCGGAACTGATAAAAGGATGGATGATCGGATAGTAACTGCCCGGTGCTGTCACAATACTTTTCTTTTAACATCATCTCATATGCTGTAACAAGACTGTTTTGTCTGCGCGTATAGAAGAACTTATTTAATGCCCATCTCATGTTCTTCTCATCTTTAGTCAGTACCTTTTCTTTCGTATGAACCTTTGGTGCAAGTACAGTGATGGTCTGAAAGATTAGATACTGATACAGATAGCGGCGGATGGTCTGCTTACTGATGTTATGCTCCTCTGAGATGGAAGAGATGATGTTTGCAGTTGCTGTGCTGTCTCCTAAGTGGTATAGGATCGGTGCAATCAGTGTGTACCTCTCATGTGCAATGCGCATCTGATCGGATGTAAGCTCCTGTTCGGCTGGTGGAGCGATGTTGAGTGCATCATATAATTGCTTCTCTGGCAATGGGGTATATTGCGTTCTGAGCGTCCAGAATGGCATTTTCGGATGGAGACAGTCAATTACAAGGGTTTGGTTATTTGCTGTCTTTAAAATTCTGTAGAACGTGTTATTGATATAGGCTATATCAGCTTTCTGCATCTGTTACAATCCCCCAATCTTGAACGTTATGGGCAAGCCAGTAGGAACGCGATGTGTCCAGAAGTTTGATTGTAAGTGGCTTGGGCTTGGTCAGATGACTTCGTTCCACACACTCTCGGACATATTGCGTGCCATCCTGTCGTGTAATAAGGAAGTCTGTTGTGTAGTCTTCATCTTCGAGTGGTGCATTGCACTGGAAGGATTGGACGGACGGATCGGTTTCCAGTTTGTCTGCGTAGATAGATTGGATAGTATTGTAGCATCGGCAGATCGTGTCACATTTGGAGAGAGATTTTTTCTCACAGCGTCCTTTGTAGTTTTTCTTGTACATAGTGTACCTCCTTTGATTTTATGTGTCGAAAAAGTTACCAAAAAATGAATTATGTGTGTTTCAAAAAGTACCCAAAAATGCTTGTTTTTGGGCGTGTGTAAGAATAAGTACCCAAATCCTGTTGTTTTTGGGAAAATCTGGGAAAGAAAAAATCCAGTGTTTATGCGGGTTCCCAGACTTTTTAATATCTATAATTACACATCCCCAAAAATGGAGTAAAAAATATACTATGTTTCAAGGCAACCTCCTTGAGCCTAAAAAGGGCAAAACTGTTGGTTCTGCCGCTGATATGACTATAGAATATTTAATAGATATTTTGACATATATTTTCGTGTAAACTTTTCCGACTGGAAGGTTTGGTCTATGTTTGGAAAGGGCTGATGAGAAATGGATATGGGATAGATAAAAGCAGATGAAATTCGGATTTCATCGGGAAATTTCAAAATTGCCAATCTCAAAAACCCAGTATTTAAGCCTTTTTATCTGTGCATAATTTGTTATTAACGTAAAAAAAGACCTCATAACCACATTTTTCATGGTTACAAGGTCTTCGTTTTGTTATTTTTCAATTACTCCGGCTTGTGTACGGGCTGATGATCGGGGTAAGGGACAGTTGGAAGCTGGTCGGTGATCTGTTAGCGAACGGCTAGAGGATCAGTGACTTTGCCCTTTTGAGGATCAACTGGATTGCCCTTTGACATAGAGAAAACCTTGTTGGGGATATTATAACTTCAGATTTTCTCCATGTCAACTATCCTACTACTCTAACTTCTGCATAATACATGCCAGAGTTAAGAGCTTCTGAATGGCTGTCAACATAAATATCAACGCATCCACTTGGTACTCCTCTGTCTTCTACTGTATAAATCTGCCCATTGATTTCTACTTTAGTTCCAAACGGTAAATCAGCCATGGCAACTGTTCTGCCAGTTACAGGATATGTACCAGATGCCGTTGGACTGCCAGCCCAGGAACCATTGCAGTTTGCACATCCGCAGTAATGAGTGATTCGATATGCACCAAGACTGTAGCAGGAATAAGAAGTTGTCTCTACGGATTCCGTCTCAATTGGTTCAGCCTGTTGAATAGGCTCTGCGATAAGTGGGGTATCAGAAAGATATTCATTTGACATATAGAATACATCATCGCCAATCTGTACTTTTGCCCAGTTGCCCTCTGTGATGTCAAGCACCTCTACTGATGCTCCATATGGAAGAGCACCAATCTTCTGAGACTCAACAGAATCACCTGTTCGATAATTAAGACCGATGCTAGGTTCGACATATTTAGTCTCTGCATTAGCCAGTGTTGGAGTGAGTAATACGGTTAGTAGAGTTACAGTAGTTGTTAGTTTTTTCTTAAAATTATTCAATGGTTTAGACCTCCTGACTTTCGTATACTTGGACTTCTTTCGCAAGCTCTGCTGCTAGTTCACCTTCATAGGTAAAATCAATTGGCTGATTTAGAGCAAGGCTGAAGATACCCATAATGGATTTTGCATCAACAACATATCTTCCAGATACAAGTGTTGCATCTCCTGGATATTTGCTGACAGTTACGACAAACGCTTTTACTTTATCAACGTTGTCAAGAATGATTTGTTTTTGTAGTTTCATTGTTTTGTTCTCCTTTGCATAATTTATATTTTGCAACAATAGCCACATGTGCCATTGGTACATTCGAAATATTCTTCCAATCCAGCTCCCATGTAATCATATTTTTGGAACTGAGGAAGCATAATTGATCCGCAGCGTGGGCAAGTTAATATTCCCTCATCCACTGCTGCACATTGAGCATCCCATGCCCAATTTTCTTCTCTGTATTGTAGATCGTCGTCCATATTAGTTTTTACCTGTACTTCCAAAACCACCACGACTTTTGCCACTTAGCTCTTTAACAGTTTCGAAATGAATTTCTGGCTGTTTTTTCATAATACGGAATTGGCAGATACGATCATTTTTATGAATAACTGTATCTTCCATAGCAATTGCTGGATATTTCCAACAGTCCTGTGGCCCACTGTAAGAGTTATCAACGATCCCAATCGAGTTACATTGCATAATCTTAAAATTCTTATATGTACTGCTTCTAGGTGCAATGTGCGCTTCATATCCATCAGGAAGTTTCATTCCAACGCCAAGAGAAATAAGTCTAAATTCACCTTTTTTGAGATGTACGTCTTCTGCAGCTCTTAGGTCAATCCAATCACCATTTTGAATAGGTACGATTGGTTCGATATCTGCAAAGTATTTAATTTTAATTGTTTCTGTATCCATAGTATTTTTCTCCTCTTCTTTTGTTTTCTTTAGGATTTTTTGGTTCATCATAGTTTTTATGATACGATTAATTTTTCTATCAATCTCTTTTACGATCTTGTTATTACCATATTCTCTGTTGTAATAAGGAACATAAAGCTGATTATGGTCTGAGTCGAACACTTGATAGAATACATCCTGTTCCTCAAGATCAATATATAGACGAAACTCAATCGTATCTTTATATACATTTCTTCTATAACAGCCAAAGGAAAATCCATTTTTTCTGAGCTTACTATTGGAGAGATCCGCTACTAATTGATAATTGTTTAAGTCAAGCATATAGATACCTCCTTACTTAGATACTTGAGGAAATCATCCCATTGTTCCTCAGAATGGATAAATTCCTTACCCTTAAGCATCTTTTTACGCATCAGTTTTTTAATTGGCTCAGGCTTATATTGTTTCATTTTCTGCATACGCTCAAAGATGTAGTTGGATGTAGCACGAGATATAATAAGAAATTTATCTTTTGGGACATCTTTTACAACCTGTTTATACTGTTCAAGATCAGATTCTGGTATTTCATATTTTTGCTTTGGGAGATTCCTGGTTGAGAATGGTGAAATATCTGCTCCATATGTGGATGCCTTCAGAAGTGTTGCAATATAAGAAAGGTCTTTTGGATGAAAATGAAATTCAATTTCTTCATCATTTTCCATGATATGTTTTACTGTTCCTTCGGATAATAGTTGAGGAAAAAGTTCTTCGTATGGTATTTTATCTTCAATTTGAAGTTTATCTAACGCAATTGTTCTGAGAATGTTATGACCTCTTCCAATTGATGGAATGTATGCAACAAGGTCATTTCTGCCATAGTAATATATTTGATTACCATATTGACACTTGATATAGATATCATCTGTATCAAGATTTCCTTTATCGTCTCGTGGAAAATCATTGGTATCATGATCTAGATTCGCCATAAGACGATATGTACCTTTGTATTTCATTAGTGGACTTGGCGTAATATCACCTCCTAATATTCTTCATAAAGTGTTTCGCTGCTAACTGAGATTTTATTCTTTTCAGCTTGTTTAACTACTTTAAGAGCTTCTTTTCGATCAAAGAAAATCGTCTTGCCAATATTATCATAGCTGAAAAGATATGCTATTTTAGTACGTTTTTCCATGCCACAGAACCATCTGTTTTCTTCATCAATAGTACGAATTTTAAGATCGTATACATCGTATAAGCCTAATGTTGGCATAATTCTGGCGTAGTATAAAATGTCGTTTTTATGTAGTTGTTGTGTCATTTGTTATAGGAATTCCTCCGTTCTATCTTGCCATGTTCCATCATTTTGTTTTTCCCAGATTTTTTGATTTTTGCTTCCGCGAAACGCGATAGAAAGATCTTTTTGATCTTTAAGAAATTTTCCATCGATTATGTAATCGAGATATTTTAAGATTGGATAATTAGAAACGTCCTTAAACGAATATCCTGTCCATAGCCAAATTTGCTTATCAGGATATGCTTCTTTACATTTTTTTGCAAGTGTCATAATATCATTCACATTTTGTTGACAAAGTGGTTCACCGCCAAGAATACTGATACGTTTAATATATTCTCTTCCTGCCAATGAAAGAAAATGTTCGATTTGTTTTTCACCAAACTCTTTTCCGCCAGAAAAATCCCAAGCTATAGAATTAAAGCATCCTTCGCAATGGGGTGATGGACACCCCTGTGCGAAAAATGAAATTCCAACTTGTTTACCATTTACAACATCACAATCTAAAACTTCTGCATAATTCATAAGTTAAAGCTCCTTTTTTGTACCTGAATGTTTAGTTCTTAACTCTACTTCTTGCTGTTTTCCGACATTGAATGCAGTCTTATAATCTCCAGTAAGATAACCTGTTACTCTTCTTAATCTACGGATATTTGTACAGCCACATACGGGGCATTCGTTCCCGATCTCACCTGTATATCCACAATTAGTACACATATCATTTGGTACATTAACTGCAAAATATGGAACATCATGATCCATTGCATAGTTTACAATATCTTCCAACGCCTCAAGATTATGATCCACTGTAGATTCAAGCTCAACATATGTAATGCAGCCAGCTGAACTATATCCTGTTAACTGCGACTCAATATCAATTTTCTCAAATGGATTCACTTTTTCCCATACTGGGACATGCATTGAATTTGTAAAAAATTCTTTGTCGGAAACATTTTTGATTACACCATATCTGTCTTTAAACTTTATTAATGAGGTGTGACATAAATTTTCTGATGGAGAGAAATATACTCCAAAATTAAGCTTATATTGCTTCTTAAATTCGTCGCATCTTGTTTTAAATAGCGATTCAATTCTTTTCGCAAGTTCCATGCCTCTACTTGTAGTCTGATTGCGACCGATTAAAATTTGAAGTGCTTCAGCAAGTCCTAATTGTCCGACTGCTAAAGTTCCATGTTTTAATGCTGATCGAATACCTTCTTCTGGAATATAACCTTCCATTACGCCATTTTCGTACATAAATTTAGCAGAATCTGGTGATTGTGAACAAATCCATTCAAATCTTTCAAGTAACATATCTTTTGCTTCATGAATCTTTTTATCAAGAATTTCCATAAATTCTTCTACTACAATTTCATTTTTACACCAATCATATTTTGATACAGTAATAAAATTTTTAGATTCTTCTGGAATCTTATCCCATACTAAATCAATTGCTTCCATTGCTAGTGTTGGCAAAATAATTGTTACAGGACAAATATTTCCTCTTCCATCTTTAGTTTGCCCCATTCCATTAATGTCCCATCCATTAGCTGTTCTACATCCCCAAAAATGTTCACATAGATTCGCTACGTCTATGCAGTTCTCTTATGAACTTCTATATGTCACCATATAGTTCAGACTATATCACCATCTTAAAATCTATTACCAATAATAAGATGCTTATCTTTTCCACTCGCTTGAGTGTACTCTACTCACTTCTAAATATTGTATTTCTCAAATATCTATGTTTTCGATAGTCGTTTAGCTTTTATGCCATCTCTTCGTAACATACTTTATATTTTCGTTTCAATTTGTATTTACCAAGACAACAATGCTGGATATATACTTCATTTAATCCAAAGGATTTTGCACATTCCTTATAATTATCAAAAATAAATTCAACTTGATTGGTTTCTAAAGAAGTTACAATAACTCTTCTATTCGCCATTTTTTGTTGAATAATTGCTCCACCACTTACATGTCTTAAATTATTTTTATATGCATGTATATCATTATCTGAATGTGTTACCCATTCAAGATTGTCTGCATTATTATTTTGTTTATTACCATCTTTGTGATTGACAACTAAATCTTCTGAATAACCTTCACAAAAATGATATGCAACCAGTCTATGGACAAAAAATCTCTTTTTTACTGGCTTATATAATGTTACTCTTTTATAACCCATATTATTAACATCACTTAAAGCTAATAGCTTATTTGTTAATAAGCTTTTAATTTTTCCAGTGTTACTAATAATATAGTAATTTTCATATCCTTCAATATCTTTCCATTCTTCTTTCATAAATTCCTCCAATATTGAAGAGATAGCAATTTAGCACTTGGTTGTCATCATGTTTAGAACAAGAACACAATGATTTTCCACGTTTAGATAAGTTTTCTTAATAAATTACTTTATTAAGCCACAGTTTTGTTTATGGTTGAAAAATATGTTTTTGGATCATTTACGTCATATCCATCGTTTCCAGACCAATCAACATTTGCGTAGTTTGGATACAAACGTTTTGCAGTTGACTTAAGTGCTAATTGGAATAAATCGTAATTAGGATCACCAGGCTTACGATTCACGCCTTTCATACATTGGAAAATTCCGCATGGGAAGATAGATGTTTTATGTAATTTGCCAATTCCTTTAATAGACACATCGAGAATAGCTTTTGTCACCATACGTCCTTCAGGCTCAGTGCATGTTCCGTAATTAATTGACGTAAATGGTAACTGATTCCCTGATCTACTTTGTAAAGTATTTAAATTATGGTACATACCTTCTGCCGCCTGATAAACTTCTTTTCGAGTCATATCTACTGCATATTGATATGCTTTGGAATCTACGAGATAATATTCCTTGTTCGTAATAGATGGATTATCACGTTTGATATCTCTTTCATTCATTTCAATCCATCCGTCATCCATATTTTCGATATATTTCATACCAATTAAATAATGTTTTCCGAAACTTTTTCTCACGTAAGGAACCATTGTCCAATCTAAATGAGTAGATGATACTCCTCCAAACTCTTGTAGACTTTGTAGCTGAAAAATAACAGCCAAAAGTTGAAATGCCGTATTAATTGATTGCGCTGGTCTTACATCTGTTTGGCGAGTATTAAATCCATTTTTTAATAATTTATCAAACGGAATACTTAAACAGTTGTGCATTCCAGTTGCATAAGAATTTAAATCGTGGATATAAACCTCATTATTTAAATGATTTTCTCGTGCCATCTTGGACATACAATTGTCTAGTGCATATTTCTTTAACACAACATCGCTGGCTTCACCAACTCTTCCACCAAAAGATTTTTCATCGATATTTGCATTTTGGTTTTGGACGTTTGTTGCCATAAGTTTTTCCGTGATATCTTTCATTAATTGTGTTTTATTCTCACGAATTCTTGTACGGTCATTTCGATATAAAATGAAAGCTTTTGCTACATCTTTTCGACGACTCTGCATAAGTTTTTCTTCAACCATATCCTGAATTTCTTCTACAGAGAGTTCTTCTTTTTCTTGATTGGCAATATACGAAGCGATATCAGAAGATTTGTTTTTGGATTCTTGTGTAATTTCACCATCAACTTCTTCAAATGCTTTTAATACTGCATTTTTGATCTTATCTCTATCAAAAACAACACTTCGCCCATCACGTTTTACTACCTTCATTCCTTAAACCCCTCCTCTTCTTTCGCGTATCTACAATGAATACCATCACAGTCTTGTGCTGATTGTTCGTCCGCCATTTTTAATGCTATGCATAATGATGTGACCAAAATTCCAATACCACTGCCTATCACCATTCCGATAAGAAAACTTAATACATTCATAACAAATTTCTCCTTTAGCGCTTGATATATCCTTGTCCGCCATCTCTACATTTAATGCAAATGTGACTGCAAGGTGATTCACTGTAATTTGATTGTCTTGTTACAGCTTCAATGATATATTCTCCGTCTTGTCCTTCGATTTCCACAGTAATAAAATCATCTCCCATTTGTTTTAGTGTACGGCATAGCTCGCCGCTTGTTCCAATATACAATGTCTAATTTTCTTCCTTTCATAATAATAAATGTGCAATATCCGTCCAATTCATTAACCTCTTTCCAGTCCAATCTTTGTTCCAACTATAAATATCTCCGAAACAATATTTTTCTTGAGCATTGCTTGTTTCTAACATGTGTATTGAATCATCAATAAGAATGCCATCGCTCATATCTATATGTGATTTATCTTTGTATTTTTTCATATTTACACCAATAAATTCACAGTTAAAAAGATACCGATTAATCCATTCTTTTTTCTGTTTAAGATTAGGTGAATAACCCATACTGACAATTTTTACGTTATAAACTTCACCAAGTTCATCAATAATTTCATGTGCATCTGGCATAAATTCCAGCCTATAAAAGAATCGTGGTGTGTTAAAGTATGTATTAATGTATTCCTTAGATGTACAGGTTAATTCTTTAAAATCATATGAATCAATCTCCCACCAATTAACATGATGGAATTTCTTATAATATTCAAAGTCTTCGTTGTATAGGGATACAATCGTTTTGATCGTGTCCACTAGCGTATTATCGAAGTCAATATAGATCGTTTTAATATCTGGTCTATACATTGCTTTTATTCCAATCCTTTCGAATAATGTTTATCATTTTTTCTACAGAAGTTTCCAATGACTTGTCATTGAGAATACGATAATCAATTAGATTAGATTTTTCAAAATTGCTAAACGAATCATTTTCCGCAGCATAGTTCTGTTTCCATGAATCATAGTCACCACGTTTCTTTGCACGTTCTTCTGCAGTTGTATATTGGGTTGTAATATAGATAGATACTAGACGGACATCTATATTTCTTGTTTTGAGTTTAAGTGTATATAATCCGACTGGATCAATGATATAGAAATTAGAATTTAAGATTTGCTCTTTTGTTGCAAAACTGCAATATCCAACTCGATCTGTATATGCCACCATGTTTGGTTTATATTTTTCAACGTCGTCAGGTGAAATAAAAATATGATCTGAATTATCAACTGTTTCGCCTGGTCGCATTGATCTGGTTGTATAAGATTTAAGAACCGTCATATTTAATTTCTTAGCAGTTTCTTTGGTAATAGAGGATTTGCCAGAAGAAGTTCTGCCAAGGATACAATATAGTGTGTGCAAAAGAAATCACTCCTCTCCATGTAAACTGTAGAAGTATTCGTTATATAAATCATATCTTTTCTGAATATTTAGCCAATCCATTTCTTTGTTGTTCTCTCTGAGCCATTTCTGAAAACGGGCAAAGAATCCACACTGTGTAAATTCAGGGCATCCTGCTCTATAAATACAATTTGGAACAAGAATATTTGATTCGAGTGGATGATTTTTATGTAATTCAATCTTAAAATCTTCCGCCAATTCTTTTGCTTCATCAGTTGCTGCTCCACATAATCTTTTTCTCCAAGAATCAATAACATTTTGCATATTTGCATATCCATCAAAATTAACAGGCGCATCTTGTGGTTTTCCTGATCTTGGAATATCATCTTTTAATCTATCATCTCGTTGAGTACTAATAAATTTTTCAAACTTATGTCTGCTCCATTCTGTACTAACCCAATATGGAATTTTTTTCCACGACCAATCAAATTCAAGTAATCTAATTGGCGAATGTTCAGACACAAGTAGTTTACTCTTCCATTTTTCTGTGGCATCTTTGTCAGTAAACTCTTTGTTATCTGTAGTTCT